AGCACCTGCAAGGGTTGAATGTACTAAAACCCCACTTGAATCGTTTCAAGACATTTTAAATTATGAGATGCGGAGGTGTAAGTGATGTCTGAATTAAAACCCATCGTATGCAAACTTGCAGACAAGCCTAAAACATACCGTAAAGACGGCTGGCGCATGGTAAATGGTAAATGGGTAGCCAATGATCCTAAGTGGAATATGGGCGAGGTTGTGAGTCATAAATCAAAAGTATTTAAGGGAAAGGGGAGATATTATGTGTGAGTTAAGCGATATTTGCACTAGGGATTTGGTTGAGGAATTACGGAGCAGAGAGCCGTTTGATACCGACATCAATGTCGTGGTCAACGAACGGGCTAGTGGTGTTTGGGTAGTATCCGCACCAGGGCAAAAGGAACCGTTAGTTGGTAAGGGCGAGGTAATTATAATTTCGGTAAAGGGGTTGTATTAAATGTCAAAAATAAAAAGATTGGTAATTAAAAACTGTCTTGGGATAGAAGAATTGGCCTTTAACCCTGGTCAAATAACAGTTATTAGTGGTGGAAATGAGCGCGGGAAAACTTCTATTTTGGAAACGATTGAAAAAGTTTTATATAACTCTGAACGTAGGGCTAAATTTGTACGTAGCGGATCAGATAAGGCTTACATAGAGTTAGATACTGATGATGGGATGAAAGTCGAAAGAACGATAAGCTGTGATGAATCAGGCGTAGAATCAAGTAATTCAAAAGTTACGGTTGGTGGAATACCAGAAAAAGCACCTGAATCTTATCTTAAGAATTTGTTCGGTCAAAAAGGCAAGAAAAAGGCTGATGTATTTGCCTTTAATCCGGTTGATTTAATGACTAAAAAAGATACTGAACAGACGGATATTTTGCTTGGACTTATGCCTATATCTTATACAGAAGAAGAAGCAAAAGAAAAATTCGGTATTGTTCCGCCAGTTGATTATAGCAAACATGGCCTACAGATCATTAAGGACTTGGAAAAGTATTGGTACGATGCAAGACGTGAAGCTAATAGTGCGGTTAAGGCCACTAGTAATGAATCAGTAGCAGTGGCAAAACGCCTGCCTGATAACTATCAAATAGCAGATTGGGAGAATATTGAACTAAGCAAATTATATGATGAATTAAGGGCTGCTGAAAAAGTTAATGTTTACCGTGATAAAGCCCAAAAAATCATTGATGATCATGAGTCAATAATTGAACAAATTAACAATAAATATTTGCTGAAAGAAAAAGAATTGCAGGAATTTAAAGAATTTAAAATGTCGAAAGTTCGCAAGGATATTGAAAGCGAAAAAGGTATTATTCAGGCTGAAATATCCGATATTGATGCAAACATTGAGTCATGCCAGGAACAGATTAGAAGTATTGAAAAAAATATTGAGGTTTTAAATAATAACAAGACCGCCAAACAAACCGAACTTAAAAATATTGACTCAATGGGTCTTGTTGGAAAAGAAGATGCCATTGACCGGGAAAACGCTGCTAAATTGGAAGCAATCAATAATGATAAAAAAAGAGAAGTTGACGAAAAACAAGATACCAAGACTAAAGCTGAAAAATATTTAAGTGAAAAACCTGCAATTTACACAGAACCAATGGAATTTAATTGTAAACACGTTGAGACGATGAAACAACATTTAGGACTAGCCAAAGAGTTACAAGGGATCATGAAACGGCTAGAAAACAATGAATTGATAGCGCAAGAATACGATAATTTTGTCCAATATTGCCGTGAAAAACCTGCTGAATTATTAAAAACTATTGAATTGCCTTTTGATGGGATTGGTATTAATTCGGATAATCTTATCACGTTGAACGGGCTGCCTATTAAAAATCTTTCTACTAGTAAGCAAGTGCGTGTATGTCTTGATATTGCAAGGGTTTACGCTAAAAATAATCCTTTGAAATTAATTTGTATTGATAAACTTGAATGTCTAGATGAAACTGTTCGTAAAGAATTTTTAACCCAAATTGAAGAAGATAGTGAATGCCAATTTTTTGTGACATTAGTTACTGATGGAGATTTAAAAATAGAAACTAGGGGTGAAAGATAATGGCTGATTTAGCAACGATACCAGCTTTACAAAGTTTACTGGCTAATGTGAGTGTAAAGAAACGATTTGAAGATATGTTAGGTAAGAAATCGGCAGGGTTTATGTCGTCAATAATGACTATTACTAACGGCAATCAACAATTGCAGCAATGCGATGCTAAAACAATTCTTTCGGCAGCTAGTATTGCAGCAACATTAGATCTACCAATTAATCCTAATTTAGGATTCGCGGCAATTGTCCCATACGGCAAAGATGCAACTTTCCAGATGATGTATAAGGGATATGTACAGTTAGCTATGAGAACGGCACAGTATGAAGCTTTAAACTGCGCAGAGGTATATGAAGGTGAATTAGTATCTAGAAATCGCGTTACTGGTCAGATTGTTTTTGATTACGACAAGAAAGCATCAGATAAAATCATTGGCTATTGTGCTTATTTAAAAATGGTTAACGGTTTTGAAAAATATTTATATATGACTTATGAAGAAGTCGAAAAACACGCCAAAAAATATAGCCAAACTTATAAAAGTAGTAAAGATTTTGTGAGAAATAAAAGCAAATGGACTACGGATTTTGATGCGATGGCCCTTAAAACAGTACTTAAGTTATTGATTAGTAAATGGGGAATTATGAGCATTGATATGCAGACTGCCGTACTAGCAGATCAGGCAGTGGTTAGAGAGAATGTCAGTGGCGAACCAGAATTTGATTATGCAGATAATAACACTATCGACATTGAAAAAGTACAGGTTGATTCACCTACTGAAGATGAATTTCAAGAATATTTAAGACAAGAAGCACTTAAAGAAGGTGCAAAATCATGATATTAACATCTGAAAATTACTTTAGCCGGGAAGCGAGTTTGGCATATATGTCAAACTCCCAATACAGCAGCTTTATTGAATGCGATTCTAAAGCAATGGCTATGTTGTCAGGCGAGTGTGAGGATAGTAATAAGGATGCCTTTTTGATCGGCTCTTATGTACATGCCTGGAACGATAACAAACTTGAAGAATTTAAGGAACTTAATAAAGATACTCTTTATCAAAAAAACGGTAAAATGTACGCCAAATATGAAATAGGACAAAAAATGATTGATGCAATTAAGCAAGATTCTTTTTCAATGTTTGTTCTATCACAAGGGGAATCAGAAGTTATTTTGACCGCTGAAATGTTTGGCACCCCATGGAAGATAATGCTTGATCGTGATGATGAAAAGAAATGGGTAGAAATTAAAACTACTCGAAGCATCAAAGAATTATCTTGGATTTACAACGAAATTACAGATAAGAACGAACAAGTTAACTTTATACAAAAATGGAATTATATCCGAAATGCTGCTGTATATGCTGAGATTGAAAGACTGGCCCGTGGGCGTGAATCATGGAAAGAAGCAGTCATGCTTGCAGTATCCAAAGAGACACCAGTAGATAAAGAGATAATAAGCCTGTTTAACCCTAACGTACAGGAAGACGTTAATGTTTTTACTGAAAAACTAAGAGAAGTTGAAATCAATATGCCAAGGATATTGGCAGTGAAAAGCGGATTAGAAAAGCCCATACCATGTAATACTTGTGATTATTGCATTTCTAAAAAAAAACTAAAGCATATTGTACATTGGTCTACTATCGGTAATCAAAGATGTTAGTAAAAAGAATTTATTCACCCTCTGAAATTAAAAAAATAACTGATAGCCTAGTTATTTTAATCGACACAAGAGAGAAAAAAGTAAACCACATCACTAATTATTTTGATCGCGAAAATATTAGATATGAGTCCATGAAATTGGATTATGCGGATTTTAGCTTTTACGTTCCTAGATTCCCTGTATTGGGTATTATACAAGACGTTTATTTTGATAAAAAAATAGCGATTGAACGTAAAGCAAATTTGGATGAACTGGTTGGCAATCTTACTAAAGATGATGGTGCAAGGCTTGAAAGAGAACTAATCAGAAGCGGCAGCGCAAAATTATCTTTGATGATTGAAAACGCTTCATTGTTTGATGTGATAACTAAAAAATATATGACAAATTATAGTCCTGTTAAATTTTTAAAGTGGATTAAACGCATTGAAAGCAAATATGGCGTGACTACTGATTTCGTTAGCCCTGTACATAGCGGTGTAAATATTTATTGCACTATGCAGCAGTATTTGGGTGAGATATCAGAAAGGGGGATTTTATAATGGCCTTCACAAAACTTCAAGACCGCAAATGCGGCAATTGCGTACATCCAGATTCAGAAACATATAGAGCAGTCAAGAAAGTAATTTGCTATCTAAAAGGCAAAAAAGATGGCGAGGTTGTTGCTATGAGTGTTCAAGATAAAGATCCCGGGTGTAATCATTGGTTGAGTAAATAAAAATGAGGTGGTGAAATGCAAGACAGTATCCCAATACACCGCGGCATATTAAAACATTGGATATATTCCGATTCTGATTATTTTAAAGTTTGGGTAACTATGTTGTCTCGAGCGAGATATCTAGCGGAACCTAAAAAAGGACTATATCAAAACGTAAATTACACCTTAAATCGGGGCGAATTTTTGTTCGGCAGAAAGAAGTGGAATGAGGATACAGGGGTCAGCGAACAGAAACTTAGAACCTTAATAAAGAAGCTATTAAGAGAAGAAATGATTGTTAACCTCTCAACAACTTCTAAGTTTACAATATTTTTAATTGTAAACTACGAAAATTTCAACCAGCAGACTAACCAGCAACAAACCCACGAAGAACAAGGGGTTGATGATGTAGGCGAACCAGCACATCAACCACCTGATAACCAGCATCTAACCAGCAATCAACCAGCATCTAACCAGCATCTAACCACTAATAAAGAAGGTAATAAGAAAGCTAAGACGGTAAAGACGGTAAAGACTAATATATATACTTCTGAATTTGAATCTTTTTGGTCAGCTTACCCTAAAAAGAAATCAAAAAATGATGCACTAAAAGCGTGGAATAAAATCAAACTTACTGATGATTTGTTGATCGCTATTATGGACGGATTACAGAGATCAATAAAATGTGTTGATTGGGTAAAAAATGGTGGTCAGTTTATACCATATCCTGCAACATGGTTAAATGGCGAACGGTGGACGGATGTAGTCGAAGAAGCGCAGACGGATTTATTTACCAACAAACCTAAAATGTCAAAAAGAGAACAGCAATTGGACGAGTTCGGAAGGATGATGGAAGACTATGACAGGTGTAATGTGCAAAAAACTTCTGATGATGTGTTCTGCGAACTACCCCAACTACGGTGAAGACATAAAAGCTAAAGGTGTTCTTTGGATGGGTGAGTTTCAAAAATATCAAGATGATCTAATGGAAACCGCAGTAAGATTATGTATTAGTTTTTGCAAGAAGTTTCCTACTGTATCTGACATAAAAGATGCTATTAAGGATTTGGCATATGAGGAACAAACCAAGCCTAAACAACTACCATGGGATGTGAAAAGAGATTACGAGATATCAGCAAGAGCATTGAAGTTTGTCCACGATGGCAGAGCAGCTGAATATATGGCAAGCGTAGATATAACCAAACTTCACCAGTACGCTAGAGTGCATTTCCCTGACATAAGCGCTGAAATGGTCAGAAAAAACTATTCAGAACTAATTGAGGGTATGGAAGCAATGGAACGGTGCAGTGCTTGCAGGATGGGCAGAAATCAATGTGTTACGCAGGGATGGACCACAAAACACTGGATGAACAGCAAGACGGGATATGTAAGTAAAGAGATGGCACAATGCCATAAAAATAATTAGATAAAAGGGCGGTAGATAATATGAATAAAGTAATTGTAGTCGGCAGATTAACCCGTGATCCAGAAGTAAGATACACCCAAGCAGGAAAAGCGGTAGCATCATTCAGTGTAGCAGTAGACAGTGGGTTTGGTGACAACAAACGTGCAGATTTTATCCCTGTAGTCGTATGGGACAAGCTGGCTGAAGTCTGCGGAAATAATCTTACTAAGGGGCGCAGGGTACTAGTCGAAGGTAGATTGCAAATTCGTGATTATGAAGATAAAGATGGTCAGAAGCGGCGTGCTGCTGAAATTATAGCCCAGAACATCGAGTTTTTGGACACTAAAAAAGACGGACAACAAACAACTCCTAAAGCTGATGCACCGGGTAAGAATATGGCAGGCGGTTATGATGTATCTAGTTTTGGCACGGAAGTTTTCCCTGAAGAAGAAATTCCTTTTAACTAAACCTCTATGATGCGCCTAGTCATGGAGGGTACTAAACAGGCGAAAGATAAAAAGATGAAAACTAAAATTTGTCGTGAATGTGGCGAAGATTTACCGATTGAAAATTATTATAAGCATAAGGAAATGGGTGATGGCCATCTAAATAAATGCAAAGAATGTGTAAAATCAAGAGTTAGCAATCATCGGGAAGAAAATATTAAAGAAATTAGGGAATACGATCGCGAAAGAAGTAAAACACCACAACGAAAAGCGAAATCAATCGCAATCAGTAATAAGCGAAGACATGAAGTTGAAGGGTACCAAGCTTGCCATAATGCGATAACTAGGGCAATAAAGAACGGGATAATGGTTAGATCTAACACCTGTCAAATATGTGGTAGCAATGGAAGAGTAGAAGCGCATCATAATAATTATCTTGAAAAGTTAAAAGTATTGTGGCTATGCCCTTGCTGCCATAAATCCTATCACAATGGGAAAAATGAAAAAGCTGAAAGAATACGTAAGATTGTAGATTTATTGCTTATGGTTCGTGATGATATTGTTTCGGAAGAAGATTAAAACATAAAAGAAGAGATGGCGAGATGCCAGAAGGGAGAGTAAATATGGGCAAGAAATGGACTGAATGGCAAGACACTGAAAAAGAACTAGCCTTACAAATGAGGCAAGAAAAGTATACATACCAAGAAATTGTAAATAAATTAGGAAAGAGTTTTCAAGCAATCAATGGATTCTTTAAACGGCATGACACGGCAATTAGGCTTGAAAAGCGCATGAATGGCGAGATTGTTACTAATAGCAGATGTTTACCAGAGATTGAACACGAACGCAGGATGGAGCTATATAACAAAGGATTGACTGATATTGAAGCAGGTGAGGTATTAGAAATATCATCACACGCCTATACCTCATGGCGAATTGCCCGTGGGCTGAAACCACATATCAGACATGCTCAAAAATCTCACACTAAAACGGTCCCTATAACTAAAGTACCTGAGCAGCGCAAGGTATTTACAATAGCCGATCTTAAATATTACAAGCATAACCCACCATCAAAGATAGTTAGCCATTACGGTGAACTAAAGATAATTGCTGATAAAGAATTGGTTGAACGCGAATTCCAGAGGTTAGGAATCGTGTCAGTAGGAACGTTGAATCATGGAATGATAGCGCAGGTCGAATATGGCTATCAGTAAAAACCCCAATCACACCTACAGTTCCACCCCAAATAACTGTAAATACGATTTAAAAAGGAGAAATGATGATGAACGTAAAACAGGCAGCGGAATTATTAAAAACCTATGGTGGTTGTATCGTCGTAGATCATGAAGGAATTATTCAGCTAAATAGTGATTCTTTGATTGCATTGTTAGAACAGCAAACAAAAATAATAATCGAACAGCAAACTAAAAATACAGAGTTTGCAAATATAACCGATGAATATGTGAAAAACGGTTATAAATTAGCTGATGCCGTAGAACTAGTTGAAATAGAAAATAATTCTCTCAAAGCGCAATTAGAACAGCAAGAAAAGTATGCTGAGATAGGTAAATCTGTTAGTACCCTTAGACCAATTGAAGACTTACATGAAGATCATGGTGATGTTTTGTTGTGGCAATTGCCCATATGTGAAGCACCGGATGTTGGATCTTGTATAGATTGTAATTTTGATGAAAATTTATATACTCATTGGTCGCCACTACCAGCGGATCTTTGGGAGACAGTGGCGATGGATACTAAAAAAGGACAAGATTATTTATCACTTAAACAAATCATGTCAGACCCAGAAAACCAACCTAACCAGTATTGCCCACAAGATAGCTGTATGACGGTTAAAGAGTTGAGGGAGGAGCTTCAACAGGTGCAAGAAGAAAATAAAAAATGTCAAAGGTGTGGATCTTTTTTAGATGTTGAGCGTTTAGTGATTGAATTAAAACAAATACAGGACAAGGAGCGAGTCTTGCGGGAGGCGTTAGAAAGAATATTGAATCTCCATCGTACGCCAATTGAAAAATCAAGCAAGGATGGGCAAAACATGCGTTGGGATGGAAAAAGTTATACATACGATAACGAGGGAGATATCGCTAGAGAAGCACTCAAAAAGGATGATGAAAATGCAAAATAATGAAAATGAACTAGACAAAGCAATTGAACATTTCAGTTTTAGAATGAATATGTCGGTATGCGTGACAATGGATGAAAGTAACGGAAATAGATTGTTTAGGGATTTGTTACTTGAGTTAAAACAATTGCGCAAAAATGAATCCAACGCAAACAATTATCAAAAATTGGCAAGCAGAACGCTTAAATGTGAAATGACATACAAAGAAAAAATATCAATGCTATCAATGGGTTTAGCTGGTGAAGCTGGTGAGGTTGTCGACTTGCTAAAGAAACATGTTTATCACGGACATGGATTAGATGTTGATGAATTATCCAAAGAGCTAGGCGATGTATTGTGGTATGTAGCCGGAATAGCCACAGAAAACCATATGACATTGCAAGGCATCATGGATTATAACATTGAAAAGTTGAATAAGCGTTATCCTAATGGATTTAGCTGTGAAGATTCAATAAATAGAAAATAAGAAACGATAAGTACCTTTTTAGGCAATCTCACACCCACTCGCAAACAATAATTATTTTCAAATATTAAATGGTATGTAATATAGTATATTAAAATCGTATGAGGTTAGCAGAATTGGGGCTAGGTGAGTTTTAAATGGTACAAGAGTATGAATGTATGGGTTGGGGCTTAGAATTGACGTATGGAGGTAAAAACGATGGCAATTAACTTGATGTGTATGAATGGTAAGTGCAAGTTTTACTGGGAAGATTGTTGCACCAAAAACATGACTGAAAAACGCATGGTGATTGACGGGAATGGTAAGTGTGAGACGTTTGAAACCGGTGTGTCGGATTGGTATAGAGAGAGGGAGGATGGTGGCAACGATGCTAGTTGATCTAACAGAGCGTGAAATAACACTAATCCGTGGGGATGTACATAAACATGTTATTCCCCAAGATGAAAATCTTTATACCGAGTGGAATGTTATCGCATATAAACTAGATGCCGCTTTAGGGGTAGTGGAGGTTAGTGATGATGATTAAATTTACAGTGCAGGGCAGACCAATGGGCGCAGTAAGAATGACACAAAGAACAAAATTCACCGATCCGCAAGCGCAGAAGTATTTGGCTTACAAAGAGTTGGTAGGTTATAAGGCTAATAAATGCTTTTCGGAGCCGTTGCAGGGCGATGTAGGAATAAAAGTTGATTATTACTTATTTGGTGGCAGATTAATCGACCTTGATAATTTAATAAAAGGAACTTGTGATTCTTTAAATAAAATTGCGTGGGTTGATGACAAACAGGTGGTAAAGATAAATGGTGCTAGATTCACGGCACTGACTAAAAATAATGAACATGTTGAGGTTACAGTGTATCCAGTGTTGAGTGGTAAGAAATAAAGGCTATTTAAATTAGCATAATTAGGCGTACAAGCGAAGTTAATAACATCCGAAGGGTAATGTATGGGTTGATGGCTTGTACGCCTTAAAATGGAGAATTATTGTTTTGTAATAATGATTGTTGAGGAGTGTTGAAATGAAAAACGAACGCCATCAAAAAGTAGTTGACGCGCTATGGATTATATCTGATGATCACCTTTCACTTTGGGAAAATATAACTAATGGTTTATGCCCGAACGATATTGGTCTTGAAAATGTGTTTAAAGATATTAGTTGTGTGTCAGGACAATGTGAAATTTGTTGGTGCAAGGCAATGAAACAATTCAAGGGAGAGTGTTGAGCATGAAAGTTAAATTCTTAGAAACTGGCGAAATTTATGAAGTTGCTAGCCAGACTGATAGATTTTATGTTGTCGGAGAATATGGGCATATGTTGGCGATTGGAAAAAATGAAGCGGAGGTGGTTGATGATGAAGGTTAAGATTATAAAAGGTGATCCAATGCTCGTTGGTAAAATATTTGAAAATTTTAATGATGATAAAAGTTATTATCATATACAAAGTAAAATAGGCATCATTTTAGTAAAAAAAGATGATGCCGAAGTTGTGGAAGATGAAAAGAGTTGCGAGACTTGCGGACAACCAAGAGGTACAGAAGGTTATTGCTCATACGATTGTGATATTACCCATAAGTATTGGCAACCAATCAATCAGACGGAAGAAATCGAAAAGAAATGCGAAACTTGTAAAAATAATGATGATGGTAGTCTCCAATGCAATTTAATGGGGATTGAGTGTAATAATTTTGAAAAATGGATACCGGAAAAAGAAACGGCAGATCCAAGCAAGATAGTAAGCGGTAGAGAACAACAAGATAAATTTAAAAAGCTCTATGAAATCCATGGTGGGATAACCTTAAAATAGCTTATATTTACTGTGATTAATAAAAAATTTATGTTAATGTATAAAAATTTATTTTAGTGGATATTTATGCAGGAGGTATTTATGAATAATATTATAAAAATAGGATTAATTCAAGTTGATGGCAAACTGCCAAACTTAGCATTAATGAAAATATCAGCATGGCATAAAGAACAGGGACACGAAGTTATTTTCCCTTATCAATATGATAATTTGTTTATAGGTGAAGTTGATAAGGTTTATGCTTCTGTAGTTTTTACCGACAATCGAGGACAAGCTGAATACTATAAAAAACTAGGTGCAGATGTTGGTGGAACTGGGTGGGACTTAACTACGCGTTTACCATCAGAAATTGAGGAAATGAAGCCCGATTTTGAACTTTACGGCATCGATTATGGGATAGGGTTCACTAGTAGAGGTTGCATTCGAAAATGCTCGTTTTGTGTGGTTCCAGAAAAAGAAGGTTTAATACATCATGTGAATATGCCCGTCGACTTATTAAACCCTTTAAGTAACAGATTAACACTGTTAGATAACAACGCAATGGCGTCACCAATGTGGGAGCAGGTCGCCCATCAAATCATTGACATGAAAATAAAAGTTAATTTTACACAAGGTAATGATATAAGGCTGATGACTAAACGCAATGCTGAGTTATTAGCGGCTATGAGACATGAAAAAAGATTGCATTTTGCTTATGACGGTTTGAATATTACTAAAGAAGTTGTAAAAGGTATTGAACATCTTTGTACTGCTGGCATACATCCTGATAGGTTAACGTTCTTCGTGCTTACTAACTATGATACGACTTTTAAGCAAGATATGGATAGGATTAAAATACTTACTGATTTAGGTGTTAATTCATACGTTATGATTTATGACAAATTAAATGCTCCTATGGAAATAAAGCATCTGCAAAGGTGGAGCAATTCCATACCTCCACTTAGAAAGTGTTGTAGTTTTGAAGATTATATGTCTACGAGATACTTGACACTCCCCTGGATTCATCCATGGGGAGTGTCAACGCAATGAGGGCACGATGTTGGGATAGTAGATGCCTCTATTGTAAATAGGTGACCATAGGTTACATGGAGATTGGAAAAATTCTAAAGGATGTGTGGCAGAGTTGGTTTGTGCTGTTGATTGTGGTATTCCAGTCAGGGTGGTTGGTCAATGAGCATGTGCGACAAATGTAATAATCTAAAACAGCGGATTGATGGGCGAAAGGTTAGTTGCTTGGTAGGGATTTGCTAATCAGCGGGTGACTGAGTGTAGTGAGTTTAAGGGGAAAGTGGCTAGGAAGCCTGATTTATTGGATTGGACGGGCGTAAATTAATAATTGGGGGTTATGTAATGACTGAATTGTATATAGCAATGCCATTAGCAATTTTGTTTTCTTGGATTGTAACTATTCCGTTTTTGATATTGATGAAATATTTAAAGAAAAAAGATTTGGTTGATTAAATTGGTTGGAGGTATACATGACTAAATATTTTAGTGATAATGAGATCGAAAATATCTTGCGTAGCTATCCTAGACTTAAAGGCCAGAGCGATATTGTTAGAGAGGAATTATTCGGCTTGTTTCCTAGTTGCGTGTGCTGTGGCAATGATGGACAGCCAAAACCAATAGGAGGTATTAGTCGGCAGACTGAATCTTACGGCATTAAAAACGCTGTAAATCGTGAATATTTACAGGCTAAGGTAAAGCAGACAGTAGGACAGGTTAGAAGTATAGAGATTGCATTTGAAGCGTTACCAAGTGAAGGTCAAACATTAGTTAAATATTATTACTACAAGAAAGATCGGCGTTATGAGGTGCAATCTGAAATGGCTATCAGCGATAAGCAATTCAAGAGAATCAGAAGAGAATCGCTTAACATTATCAATGAAATATTGAGTATGACTTCAAAAGGGACTGAAAAAGACCTGATATTGGCGTGAAACGTAGACAAAACACTATATACTAATGATTGTAAAAAGCACACAATTTTACTATGACTGCCAGAGATGGTGGTCTTTTTTTATACGTAGTGGGAGTTGGTGAGTGTCGCGACTTGGCGTATGGTTGCCAACGAATCGTTACGGCTGGTGGGGGCTGTGACACTTTGAATTTATACGCTGATAATTACTAATATGGTTTGTCTCCTTCCTGTATTGGTAATTGTCAGCAATATGAATTTAAACAAGGATGTGAAAACGTGCCTAGATGTCGTGATTTTACAAAGAGGGCAATAATTATACAGTTCAAGCGAGTGTTGACGGCATGTGAAATGTGTTGCCATCATTCGGATAGGTATAATGATTGTAAGATACATGGTACAAATAACAGTACTAGTGTCGTACATGGTGAGGTTAAGAGATGATGGAATTTATTAAAGAGCATTATTTGTATTTTATTTATGCCGTTATCTTTGGATATTGTGTCTGGAATGGGTTTAAATTTGAGTTTTCAATAGGTAATCATATTTGGTTTAGTTTTGAGGTTTATGAGTTAAAGAGGATTATGAGGTATTTTTAGTTGGGATTTTTATGGTGTATGGTTGGGATTTTGGTGGTTAATTGGGTTGGGAAGAAGCTGAATTAAGTAAGTTGTAAATAAATCCCAACAGCACCTTGATGAAACAGGATTAATCCTATATGCCACAAGGGTTTATAAGGATTTAGGTATGTAGGTGTATTATAAAGCGTTAACATAGACCAAGTTGGTGGTGATATTGAATCAGTGGTTAGAGTTTCAAAATGGCAGTATAAAAGCTGTTAAAGTTGATGCTGTGATATCTAAAGAGGTAACGTCAGCGGGAATGGAATACATACATGTGTCAATCGATGGTGAAGAAGTTTATAGCTTCTGGAAAAACCCATCAGGCGTTAAAAAGAAAAGCGCACCTAAAAGCATGGGAGGGAAAAAACCTTACATCATGCTTATGCTGCAAGAGGTTGAAAAGCTAAGAAGTCAAGGAATTGACAACATCGAGGAATTGATCGGCTTTTTAGTTTGTCTTGGCAATAATGTCGAATGGGGAACAGGGAGATTAATACATAAGCGCAGCAAGAAACAATTGATGTATGCTGACTTACAAAAGATGTTTAACTTCGGCAAGCGTAAACTTGACAGGGTTATAAAAGATTTAAGACAACATGAACTTTTAATTGGCAATGATGAAGGATATTTTATATCTGATTTGCTAATTAAGAAGGGCAGTAAAGTTGATAAGGGGTAATTTTCGATGGATGAAAAATAGGTCGAATGTCCAATTTGCAAAACTGAAGATTTAAATATTAATATGTTTAAATGCAAAACATGCGGAGCAATTATATGTGATTGTTGCCATTTTAGTAATGGACAGTGTAGTGATTGTTTTAATAAAGAATAATTGAGGTGATAGTGTGGCAGGCGGTAAAGGCAATGGAATTATAGATACTAAACTAAAGACAGTGGTTGAGCCTGTCGTATTGAGTGATATTAAAGAGAGTGATTTACCAGTTATTATGGGGAATGATGGGATTACGCCTTATGAACAACTTAATGGTAGGCAGAAGAGATTTATAGATGAATATATGGTTGATCTTAATGCTACGCAAGCATCTATTAGGGCAGGTTATAGTCCTGGTAGTGCTAGAGAACAAGGAACGGAGCTTCTAGCCAACTCTAGCATACGTGCATACGTTGATCGCAGACTAGCAGAAGCATCAAGCAGAACAGGCGTTAATGAGGATCGAGTAATAAGAGAACTAGCTAGAATATCGTTTGCTAACCCTGCAAGAGTGATAGCAAGTGATGGTAGTATACTTGACACAGCAAGCGAGGATGATCTAGCGGCTATACAATCTATAAAGGTTAAAACTACGCATGGTAAGGCTGGCACTACAGTAGAGCGCGAAGTTAGATTCTACGACAAGAATAAGTCATTAGAACTTGCAGGCAAGCATATTGGCATGTTTATTGATCGTAAAGAGATTAATATTAATAACAGTTTTGATGTTACCAAATTATCAACTGAAGAGATTAGGATTGAGCTGGAAAAGCAACAGAAGATTGCTGAGTTGGCTTTAAATACTATTGATATAACAAGTGAAGAGTGATAGTTGAAGTACACTCTAACTATTGATATGTTTCTATTATCGTTAGTTAGAAACGCAGTAAAATAGTATGTTTGACAGCTAGATGGTAATTGCTTATAACATCCACCCCCGCCTTTTTTAAACCGAAAATTATGGGCCGTTGGCGTGCCCCTACCATTCGAGAAATTATAAAAAATCCTACGCGTGAAGGAAAATTTAGCACTCGCTAATTAGTGAGTGTTTTCTTATGCCACAAAGGAGGTCTATAAATGGCGCTAACCCCGCAACAGCAACTAGTCTACCAGCGAGAACTAAACATCCGCAATGCCCAGGACTCGTTTTGGATGTTTTGCTGTTTATTGGCCCCTGAATTTTATAAGGGTGATCGTTGGCACCTGAAATTAATATGCGAAACATTGCAAGCATTATATGATCGCAGGCTAACAGGTAAGTATTTTCGCTACTTATGCGACACGATAGCCCCGCAATGGTACACGCTGTCAGTCGATTGGGACAGGTTAGAGGATGATAAAGTTTATACAAAAATAATGGAAAATATCCCTCCTCGGTCTGGTAAATCAAGAACACTGATTATGTTTTGTGAATGGATTTTAGGTAAAAGTATTAAAAACCGTATTATCACATGTTCGTATAATGATGACCTTGCAGGAGATTTTTCAAGATATACTCGCGATGGTATTATGGTCCAGAAAAATCTACCAATACAAATTGTTTATAGTGATATATTTCCTAATAGTAAAATTTCCAAAGGCAATGCGTCATTTATGCAATGGAGCCTTGAAGGACAGTTCTTTAATTATAAAGGTGCTGGTATTCAGGGGAGCATTACTGGTAAGGGCGGCAATGTAACGATTGTTGATGATCCTATCAAGAATGCCGAAGAAGCATTTAATGAGGCGAATTTAGACAAACAGTGGCAATGGTACACTGGCACGTTTTTATCCCGTCTTGAAGACGAAGGTGAGGGTGGTATTGAAATTGTTAATATGACTCGCTGGGCTAAGAAAGATATTTGCGGGCGCATATTGTCAGGACCAGAAAAACATGAGTGGATTATATTGAGTATGGAAGCATGCAGTATTGATGGTGAAATGTTATGTCCGTCTGTCTTAAGCGAGAAAAAGTATAAAAGTTTAAAAGTAAATATGGATGAAGCTATATTTATGGCGAATTACCATCAAACACCTGTAGATATTCAAGGCAAGCTATACCAACAAATTTTAACTTATACTGATTTACCACATGACGAAGAAGGTAGATTAATCACTGAACGTGTTTTGTCCTACACTGACACTGCGGACACTGGCAATGATTATCTGTGTACGATTGCAGGGCATGTATATAAAGGCGAGGGTTATGTAACAGATATTCAGCTCACGAAAGACGGTATGGAAATCACTGAGCCTGAGACGGCAGATATGTTGGTTAGAAACGGCGTAACTGATGGCGTGTTTGAATCGAATAATGGCGGCCGTGGCTTTGCTAGAAGTGTCGAAAAAATCATATGGGATAAACATAAAACTAGGCATGTGGGCGTTAGATGGTTCCATCAATCGAAAAACAAACAATCACGCATTCTTACTGGTGCCACTTTTATCATGCAGCACGTTTACTTCCCTACTAATTGGAAAGAACGCTGGCCTGAATTTTACATAGCTATCACTAACTACCAAAAAGAAGGCAAGAATAAACATGATGATGCTGCTGATGCTCTTACTGGATTTGGGGAGCAGATACAAGGTGGCGATTATCAAGGTTTACTTGAATTTATGCGTAGACAAAAAGAAGAACGAGATAAAAGGGCGTGAGTTTTAAAAATGGAAAATGAAATAATTCCAACATTACTGGGCGCAATGACATTAGCGTCTATTTTTTATATCTGTTTTTGTATATATTGCGCTGGATGTGCAATACACAACAACTTTGAAGACTTGCAACTGATTAAAGAAAATTCCAAGACTGTATATTACTCAATCTATATTGGCGGTGCTATTACTGTGTTTTCTCTTTGTGTTTTTATCGCATTATTAAGCAATGGGTTTGCACATCACATATTAAGACTGTAAGGAGGCAATTATGTCACTGAAAAAAGCATTTTCAATATTATCCAAGAAATCGCCTCCATCAGTAAAAACTAGCATGGTTAATGAAGCCCAAGCCATAACTAATCAGGCAAGACAATCTAATCAACCAGGATTCGGAGATAAAAGCGTTTACAACGAAGGTGGTACATGGTCTCCTGGTAATCCGCTTCAGCCACAAAACCAAGGACAGGCCCCTTTTCAAAATCAATATAAGGTAGGTCGTAACTTAGTAATAAATCCGCGGATGGAAGATCCTCGAATGACACCTTTCCAAGTTCTTAGAGCATTAGCAGATTCGCATGATATTACAGGTATTTGTATTAAAATGATGATTGACCAGGTAACGGGCGATGAGTGGGATATTGTTCCTACAAAAAAAGAGGACAAAAGCGATCATAGTAAAGACATTGACACTGTAAAAGCGTTTCTTTATAGGCCAGATAAAGTCCATTTATTTTCTGACTGGTTGAAATTGTACTTAAATGATGTGTTGCCGATTGATGCAGGGACAATTTATAAGCGGCGTACTCGCGGTGGAAAGTTGTATTCATTGGAAGTCATAGACGGGGCCACTATTAAGCCTTTGATTGATGCATATGGTAGAGTTCCATTACCCCCTAATGCTGCTTATCAGCAAATAATCTATGGCATGCCTTATGGTAGTGCGGATAATATCCCTGGCTTTACAACTAACGATATTATTTACAGGCCACGATATCCAAGGACATGGACCACATACGGATTTGCACCGACTGAGCAACTGCTAATGAAAATTAACATCATGCTCAGACGTGATGATTTTCATTTGCGCTACTATACCAAGGGTGCTTTACCTGACGCTGGACTGTTCCAAGTTGACGCAAATTGGACACCTGACCAAATAGCACAATACCAGGAGTTATGGAATGATGTAATGTCCGGTAATATTGATGAGCGTCTAGCAATGCGTTTTGTACCTAAGGGCGCATATACTCCAACTAAGGAATTTACGTTTGATCCTAAAAATGACGAATGGATAGCCCGTTTGGTAGCGGTGACGTTTGGAGTTAACCCGCAGGCGTTTATCATGGCTATGACTAGAGCTACAGGAGAAATGCAAGACTCACAACAAACCGATATAGGATTAGGTCCACTTGAATCGTTTCTAGAAGAAACGTTCACGGATATTATCCAAAACGATCTAGGGTTCAAACATCTTCGATTTAAATACATTGATGAAAAGAAAGAGGATGCGAAAGTAACTGTAGATCGCAATATGCAATATGTTTCAAGAGGACTTCGTACTATTGATGAACTTCGCGCAGCTGATGGACTAGCCCCAATAACTGATTTGCCCAATGGAGTTCCTCCTTATGTTATGGTTGGGAATGACATTATACTTATCACCAAAGAATATGTCGAAGCGAAAATGAAATCCCAAATTGATATGCTGGCTATGGGAATAACGCAAGGCGGTAACGCTCAAAACAACCAACAAGCGCAGAATAACATTGTGTCCGACAAAACCCCTACACCAGATAAAAAAGTTACTAGCAAGTCGATTATGGACGAATTAAAGCAATATGAGAAATTTGCAGTCAACCAGTTAAAAAAAAAGACTAAACGAGGGTTTTTAACTGAGATAATTCCTGATAGCGTGTGTAAGCAAATTAAAAACAAGCTTGCAAAATTAGAAACAGCCGATCAAATACGGGATTTGTTTAAGGCAGCCAAGAAAAAAATCATAGCAATTGAAACACTACGACAAACATTGCAGGATGATTTAGAAGATGAACTAGACGAATCTGGCGATAATTTCATGACTGCTGTTGAAACTGCCGGCACTGCTGAAAAGGTGTTAGATTTCATAAGCGATCATGATTTTTTTATTGGGTTTGACATTGACAAGGTTTCTGACACTGTCAAGGGGATTAGCGAAGTCGGATGGCAAACTGGTAAGGATATGCTCGAAAGTATGACTGGTGATGAAATTAAATTAAGATTTGATTCCCATATTGCTGCAGAACAGGCGAAGAATCATGCGTTAGATTTAGTGAAAGATTTAAGCGATTCTAGCAGGGACATGCTTAAATCAACGATTTCCAGTAGTGTTGGTAATGAAGAATCATGGGAAACATTGAAAGGGCGCTTAAAAGATAATTACGCCTTTAGTGATAGTCGGGCTGAAACGATTGCGAGAACTGAAAGCGCCAAATTATATAATAATGGGTTTATAATTGCAGGGCAGGAAAGCGGTCTAGTTGAGTCGGTAGATGTTGAGGATGGTGATGAGGACGATGAATGTAGTGAAGCGGTTGCAAGTTCGCCTTGGACGTTAGAAATGGCGCTTGATAACCCGATAAGTCACCCAAACTGTACTAGAAGTTTTACTTACAATTTGAAGGATGATACTGACAGTCAAGATGAAGAATGATATAATACATATGTGGGATAGCCTCAGAGTAATTAACTGGCGCGAATCGAGCCTCTGTACTCTTTCCCACATTAAGACAAATTAATATACAGAGAAAATAACTACTAATACAGAGGAGTGGTTTTAACTATGCCCAGAATTTATAAAACTGTTATAAAAAAATGCGAACAATGCGGAAATAGTTATAACGGACGTGCTGACATAAAACACCAAAGGTATTGTTATAGGCAATGTTCGGGAATTAGTAATATAAATAAGATTCAACGTAATTGTTTTATTTGCGGGGAAAAATTTGAAGTTCAGCCTAATGTGGTTAATAAAGGAAATGGGAAGTTTTGCTCAGTTAAATGCAAAAATGAGCATACAAAAACGCTTACAGGGGAATTAAATCCATTATACAAAAAGATAAATAAAAATTGCCAGATTTGTGGAAAGGAGTTTTTATCACCATTTGGTAGAGTTAGTGAAGGCAATGGAAAGTTTTGCTCTAAGCAATGTTACGCTAAACATTTAACTACGATTCACGGAGAAAATCATCCGAACTGGAAACCTAAAATAGATGTTAATTGTCATAATTGTGGAAAGGAATTTGAGGTTCATCATTATAAAACAAAAAGCGGTCACAATTTATTTTGCTCTCAAAATTGCGCAGGAGCATATAATTTTAACAAAATGATCACATATAACACATCTATTGAGATAACTGTAGAAGAAATATTAAAGACGTTAAACGTTAATTATGAAACCCAGAAAATTATAGGACATTTTATTGTTGACTTTTATCTTTCTGATTACAATTTGATTATAGAAGCCGATGGAGATTATTGGCATAATTTGAAAAAAGGAATTGACCAAGATAAACGCAAAAATACATATTTTAAAAACCATGGTTACAATTTACTGCGACTTTGGGAACACGAAATAAATCAAGGCGTTGAATTGGTTATTGAAGAACGTCTAAAAAACATCCAAACTGCCATAATTTAATCATTAATATTTTAGCAACCCTTACACGGGTTGCTTTTCTTATGCGCAAAATGGATAGTCCATTGGAACATCCAAATTGCGTAAGGTCGTTTACTTATGTACTAAAAGATGATAGTGACGGGAATGAAGAATAATAGGAAGTGATTTTATGACAGACAAATGGGGTCAAATATATTTGGAAATTGTAAATGGGATGCCAAAAAGACCGCCATCACCACCGCCATCCGCAAATAGATCGCCAAGTGATCTATTTATAAAAGTTGTAGTAGACACAGCTGAACTAGACAAGGCACTTGAAAAAGTAAAGGACTTATCTGATATGGTTGATAGTTTGCAAGGGAAAATTAATGATTTAAATGGTAAGCAAGTAGAAGCAAAAACGGTTCATATTAAACCACTTGGCCGATCCGAATGGGAAGATTTCTGCTGGCGCAATAATTTATTTATACTACGATCATAAGGAGATGAACATATGCCTGATGCAAGTCTGAGAGTAAACAATTTAGACGTGTCCGTAACTAATCCAGTGCCTATGACAATGGCTCCGAAATCTCCTGCGCAGACCATGAAAACTTTTACAGGGACAATCACAACTAGTACGAGCGTAACTGTATCGGCAACACTTTATACCGTAACGGCAGGAAAAACATTCTATCTCACAGATGTTATCTTCTGTAATAACTCTGCTAATCCGTCACAAGTATCTGTTAACGCATCTGCTTCACTTAATACAGCACCGATTATTATCGGACACGCAATTAATACGGAAGCGTTCGACGCAATTAACATCGGTACCGAACCATCTGTCGCGGGTGGTACTCCTGTTACTGCTCAGGCTGGGGCGACAACTGTTGCTACGTTGACGACTTACTTTATTGCTGGTTATGAACAGTAAAACATTGATTATCCCTCCCTCTGCAGGAAGTGATGAGCAATTTAGTTCCGAAAATGAACCGTCATTAGATTAATTAAAAGGAGTTGGTATTATTGAATTTATTTATCCCAATAACCAAAATTGATGTCGAAAAACGCCTGGTTTATGGTATTGCCGCTGATGAAACGCCGGATCATGCAGATGAGATTTTTGATTATGATAGTTCAAAATCCTATTTTGAAGAATGGTCGGGCGATATTTCAAAAGCTACAGATGGTAAGTCATTAGGAAATTTAAGAGCAATGCATACTGGAATTGCTGCAGGAAAGGTTACTCAGTTAGTTATGGATGACGTTGCTAAATCAATGCCAATTTGCGCCAAAGTTGTTGATGATAACGAATGGAACAAATGTCTTGAAGGTGTTTATACAGGCTTTAGCATTGGCGGTAGTTACGTTAAAAGATGGAAAGATCCCAACGACCCTACAAAAACCCGTTACACGGCAAAACCTGCCGAAATAAGCATAGTGGACCTTGGATGCAATCCATCAGCTACATTTGAGATTATTAAGGCTGACGGGTTAACTGAGCAACGAGAATTTAAACGTAAGGAGGAACCAATGGAAGTTAATAAAACAATACTGGCAGATATGCAAAAAGCCCTTACCGAGAATGATTTGGTAAAGGCTTTTTCTTTTGAGGAAATAAGGGACCGACTTCGCGGGGCGATTAACTCCAAGCTAAAAACACCGTTCAATTGTGGCTATTTTTGGATACAACAAACATATCCTGACTCGGTAATTATTGAAGGTGATATGGATGGTGACGGTGATGATGATATGTATCAAATTGCCTATACCATTGATGACCAAGGGGTAGTTACTTTAGGTGATGCCAAACAGGTGAAAGTAAGTTATGTGCCAGTGGTTGATGAAGATGGTACGACAGACGAGGGGGCAGAGTTAATGGGTGGTAAAGCCGATCAAACAGGCGATTTGCAAAAAACAGAAGAAAAACCTGCTGAACCAATTATTGAAGAAAAACCAATTGAAAAAGCAATAGAAGCCGAAAGTCTTGAAAAAGCTGGCGCAAAGCATAGTAAAGATACCATCGAACAACTTCAGCAAATGCATCACAACATTGCCGATATGGGCGGTGCTTGTCAATGCGATAAGTGCCAAAAATTATATCAATCTGACGATGCCCAAAAAAGCATCATTCCTGATGAGTTAACCAAGGTGTCAACGGCTGCAGCCGATTTACATAAAGGTGAAAATGAATCGCTAACTAAGTTTATGGAGAGATTCGACAGTTTAGAGAAAGCTTTAAACGGCTTTAAGACTGAGAATGAAGCATTGGCTAAAAAAGTGATTGAACTGGAAAACGCACCATTGCCAGGTGGCCCGATATTAAACGCCACTGCTATGGAAAAATCATTGGTAGGAGGTGGTAATCCAGAACAAACAGCTGATCCGGATACGCAGAAAATTGCTTTATATGAGCAGATTATTGCCAAGTCTGATAATCCTGCTGAAATACAAACAATGAGGATGCAATTAAGCACCTTGAAAATGAAACAAATTTATTCCTAACCGTCCAAATAATGGGCGGTTTTTTAATTGCAGAAAAATAATAAGGAGTGATAATGTATATGGGTGATATTAATCAAGTTAGTGTAGAAACATTAAATTTAATGAAAGGTACGGGTGTTGGCGGTATTTGGACTGGTGGTCAACTTGCCAAATCAGGAGTAACCACCAGTACTGGATTAACAGGTTATAATCTGGAATCTGTAGCCCGCTCACTAGTTCCTTTCGCATCCCCCGAACGCAATCGGATTCCACGTAAGGTAAGCCCTACTGGCACGGTGGCTAATTTCAAAGTAATTAAAAGTGTTAATCAATCTGGTACCTTATCCAGACTTGAAGGTCAAAAAGGGGCTGCATTGAGTTACAACACTTCTCCTGTTGCATTCCCTTTTAAATCATTTGGTGTATCTGATCAGGTAACGCGTGAAGCATTGGCAGCCGCTAAAGGTTTTGAAGATGATTTATTTGCAAAACAACATACCTTTGCATTGCTTAGATGTATGACAGAAGAAGAAAAACTGATTGTGGGAGGCAATACAACTACTGGCCTCGCAAATACAGCGGCTCCTACCGTAACTCCTTCTGGTACAGGTGGTACTATTGCTGCAGGCACTTATTCTGTTAAAGTAGCCGCATTAACCTTGGTTGCTGCTAATAGAACGGGCGCATTGGACATTCAACAGGCTAACTTATCATTAGGTGGCGTGCTTGGCAATACATCTAGTATTGTTGGTGGACTGGTTAACTCTGTCGATGGATGTACAGCAGCTTCTTCTAGCACATCAACCGGCGTGCTTTCAGGTTCAACTAATTCGATTGTTGCGTCTGTTACTCCTGTAACTGGAGCGGTAGCCTATGCGTGGTATTGCGGTGTTGCTGGATCTGAAACATTGCAAATTGTTACTACTATTTCTGCTGTTACATTGACGGCTCTTGTTGCTGGCGGTGATGCCGTTTCTACTATCAGCGTAAATGGCTCTGCTGATCCTCTGGCATTTGATGGTTATATTCCTCAGATTATTGCTGGCGGTGGCTATTATACAGATTTAGGTGGTACTCAAACACTCCATAAATCTAGCGCTGGTGTGCAAGAACTAGATAATCTTAACGCTTATCTTTATAAGCAATATAAATTAGGACCTAGCCGTTACCTTTGTGGCGTACAGGCATTTGGCGATATTACTAATGCGATTGTAAGTACTGGCGGTGCGCCTGTGGTGTACATGCAAAATCAAGCGAGCGAAAAGGCTAACTTGGTTGGTGGTTATCGTGTGCGGTCATATGTAAATAAATCTTACCAAGGACAGGAAATTGAACTCATTGTTCATCCTTGGTTACCTGCTCAGACTATTATTGCGTTGACCGATACCATCCCTTATCCGTCTGCCGATATTCCTAGCACTTGGGAAATGGAATTAGGGTTCGATTACCTTGCTGAAGATTATGCGCCACAATCGCCTACCTTACCGTTTGCTATTAGTGCTTACGGTGCTTTAAAAGGTTATTTCCCCGCTAGTTGTGGCATTATAACTAACTTTAAAGCTGGTATTTCTTAATAATATTGATATAGGGGCGTCTTATGCGTCCCTATTACTAATTTACTAGTAAGGAAGTGTGAAAATGAAAGAAAAAAACGAAAAAGAACTAAAACCACCAACCGAAAAATCTGAAACAGAAATTAAAAGCCCTGAAATTGACCAAGAAGCATTGAAATATTTTTTAGAACACCAGGAAGAAATTAAGTCGGCTTTAGATAATAAAACCGATGTGGTAGTTAGTGTTGTTGAAAAAGTGGAAATCGTCATCAATGGTGAGTCTTTTAAAAATAGCACTATTTGTATAGGCGATACTTGTTATAAGGTCGTTGATGGCAAAGTAAAGGTTCATCCTAACCACAAAAAACAGGTTGAGGCGCATGTCAAAGTAGGTGGATAATTATGGCGTATATAGCTGTAAGTGATTTAAGTGAACTAGGTTACAACATTAGCAATGCTAGTGATCAGGCAAACTTATTAAACATCTGCGAGACTGCAAGTTGTGCTGTAGACGCGTATTGCAATCAAACGTTTACACCAAACGTGGCTGTAGTAGAGCAACATTTGGTTAGAGTGCGTTATGGTAAAACAAAGGTTTTTCCGTTCAATTTATCGGTCAGTAATATCGAGAGTATTGTTTTGATTGATAATAATTGGAATACATATACAGCAACTAAAACGTTATATTTACCTGTACAGGCATATGTAATGGCTGATGTGATTATAGGTGACGGTACTTATCTGGCTAACTTGACATATGATTATGGCTTTGCGACCATACCGTTTAACTTGAAAAAAGCCGTTATATTATCTGCCGCACCTTTATTGGATGATTATTTTCTGAGCGAGGATTCGAATGTAAGTATGGTCAAATCCATCAAGCAGGGTGATATTGAAATTACTCGATCTGATACTAGTGACATACCTGATATTGCCAAGCGGATTCTAGCTAGTGGGGGCTATGTGAGGGTGAGAAGTGGATGATTTTTCCTGATACTATAAGTATTTCGCGTAATCAAAAAACAGGCGTGACAGCATTAAATGAGCCAGAATTTAGTTTAAATGTAATAAACCTATCTCAAAAATGTAACATTCAATCACGTAAAGGAAATTTAATTGTTGCTGGCGCTGGATCAACTAATATCATGTTTAAAGTAATGTTTTGTCCTATTATTGATATTCAACAAAATGATGTTGTAACTGACTTGACCACGAATATCACATATAAGGTCACAAATGTAAATTCGTATTCGTTGCTATCTCACTACGAGGTAGAGATTGAGTCTGGTGTAATATGAGTGGAACTGTATATGTTAAGGGATTAGACAATATTGTTATTAATTTAAAAAATCTCAATCCTGGGCAAGATCCGCATTTCAAAGAAGTTTGCGATCAGACTGCAGGAATTATTTTAGGCGCAGTACAGAAAAAAGCATCTTTAACTGATCACGATCTGCAAGAGTTAGCCCAATATCATCAATTTGGAAAGGGACACATTGGCGCATATAGTGCAAAAATGGGTACTGATTCGGGGCCACATCCTGATGATCAAGTACATATTCAAGATGGTACGCTCTATAACGCCATAAAAAGCGAAGTGGCCATTACAGATACGAAAGTTACAATTTCAGTTAGTGTGTCTGAATCTGATGCGCCTTACGTTAAATACCTAATACACGGCACATCGAAAATGCGTCCTAGAGATTTCTTAGGACACGCATGGGTGGAAGTTAAGGCGAAAGCCGTGTCTATGCTTAAAAGTGGTATTGCAATAGGTAGAAAGTCGAGGTGATGTGATGTACGCATTTACACAAGCTGTTATACAGGCGTTATTACTAAATACAAACATAACAAATATCACCGCTACCACGGCTGATGGTACCGAAGCAATCTACCCAAATCATATTACCTCGGCATCCAATCCGTTATTCCCAGCAATATCTATGGGTAGACAGGGTGGAGGTACTGACGGAGAGCAAATTGGCAGTGATTTTGTTTTTCAAATTGATGTATGGAGTAAAAGCAATCAAGGAACTCCTGGCTATACCGAAATCTGGAATATTTACCGTGAAGTAAAGAAAACCATTGAAGTTAGTAATCTTATAACACCTAAATATACTTATTTAAGCACCTCGGCTAAGACCGCAGGTGTTTTTATTATGTCGTGCATTGAATCATACGTAAATGACGATTTGTACGAAGCTGATACGCGAACATACCACCTATCAGCGAAATATCGAGTAAAAGCTATTGATTTAACTTAATTTAAGGAGGTAAAATATGCAATATTCTTTCGGTACTGGAAAATTAATTGTCATGAATGGCATTAGCCCTATTGAGTTGGCAACATTACAGGACATTTCAATGGATTTTGATGCAGGAGCAAAAGAACTTTATAGCAACATGAGATTTGCTGAATTAATCGCACTTGGCAAGGGTAAATTGTCAGGGAAAGCAACATTTGAAAACGTAAATGCTGATTCGCTTAATCTATTAACATCTGGCCTTGGTACTGTATCCGCAGGACAATATGTTTATGCAGAAGAAGCATTTACAATGTCTACTGGCACTTCTACGTACACACCATCCCATGCAGGCTGTTTCTATCAAAACATGGGTGTTGTTGATGTAAGTAATGCTTTTAATCAGGTACCTATGCTGATTACTGGCGGGGCATTATCTGCAACAACCGCTCCTGGTGTAGTTGTTGCCACGACCGGCGGCTCTATTGGTGCAAGTACGCTTAGTGTAAAAGTAGCTGCAATTACAGCTAATGCATTAACACAATGCAACGTAGTTGGTGTGCAACAAGCAGGACTTACATTGCCATCTGCTGGTGTTACTGCTGCTAGTACAGGGCAAACAACTGGAGCCTTAACGGGTTCAACTAATAGCGTAACGGTAAACATTGCCCCTGTGGTTAATGCGGCTGGATACGCTATTTTTATGGGCGTGTCTGGTTCCGAAACTTTGCAGATGATTACCACAGCTACGTCAGTAATGCTTACAGCAAATGTAACTGGCGGTGCTGCCTTTACTGCGAGCGATACATCAGGGAATGCCGCAAGTGGGCAGTACAATGTAAATGCAACTACTGGCGTATATACATTTAATGCAGCTGATGCTACTAATAATAAAAGCGTTATTGTACGTTATCTATGGAAAGATAGCGTAAACGGTAGAACGATGGCTCTTAATAACCAGCCACAAGGAGCTGCTACTTACTTTAGTTTATTCTTAACAACAAACATGGTAAGCAAAGTATCTGGATCAACATATCAAAACAATGTTTGGCTAAATGCCTGTTTAAGTACTAAACTATCGCTTGCTTGGAAACTTGAAGATTTTAATGGTAAGTCGTTTGACTTTAGCGCGTTTAGTAATTCATCGGGTGGCCTCGGATGGATGTCAGTGGGAAGTTTATAACTTATTATATAAAAGCACTCTTTAATAAGGGTGCTTCCCTTTTTTAATAAATAAAAACAAGGAGTGGAATTATGGACGGAATTGTTAAATATAAAGGTTACGAAATTGATCTTGCAGGTAAAAAATATATATTACCGCCGCTTGGCATTGGTGCTTATAAACATCATGGTGCAGCTGAAAAGATGCAAAACATTCAAGACGCCAAAGACAAAGAGGGATTTAAATTCACTGATATTATTGACCAGTTAGACGATATTGTGGAACTAACATATCTAGCACTATTGCGAAATTATCCTAAAATAACAAAAGTGGAAATTGAAGATGATATTTCTGACATTGTTACGGCATTATCATTGGTCCAGCATTTAATTAGTCAAAATGAGGTAGTACAAAAGCAAATGGTTGAATACGCAAAAAAAATCCAACCGCAGGCAACAAAAACGGCGAAGATAGCGGAATAGATTTTAGCTATACTTACGCCATGTTGGCTGCGGAATTTAATTATAAAGACGATTATATAGACTGGCACATGGATATGGATGATTTGTTCTCTCACATGCGATATAGAGACGATCATCCACACGCCGGTGCATTGCTATTAGCTTTTCTTGGTGGCGGTAAAAAAGAAGATGAAGCAACCGAAGAACCAAAAACATCCTCACAATACAGCAATTATATTGAGGATTTTATGGCAGACTTTTGCGGTTCAGGGGGTGTGAGTAGATAATGTCAGATGACAGTAATTTAAAAATTGGTATTGAAGCAGATTACAGTCAGTTAACTGCTGCAATTGATAATGCTATAGCTTCAATCAACAATGCAACTAAAACCATGAGTAGTTCCATGCAACAAATGTCCAGTAATACGGATGCTGCTATGATTAAAGCTACGACAGCAACTACAGCCGCCACAGAAAAGATATCCTTATCTGTAAGAGGTATGGGTGTATCAATCAATGAATCTATGCGATCTGTTAATTCAGCATTTGCGGGATTGCAGGGCATGTTAATGAAAGTATCAGCCATTGCCGCCGGTGGAGCAATATTTGGATCAGCGATAGGTGCTACGACTAGTTATTACAAGGAAATTTGGCAACTATCTAACAGCCTGGGAATTAGTTCCCAAAAAGCATCTGGTTTGAATGTTGCATTAGAACAGGTTGGGATAACTACTGACGAATATTTAAGTGCCTCCAAGGCTATTGCTAAACAATTAGAATCCAATGGTAAAGGTTTTGAAGAACTAGGTATTAAAACAACAAATGCCAATGGTACTTTCAGGAACACGCAAGATATTCTAATGGATACTGCTAACGTGTTGAAAAATACTGAATCTGGCACGTCCAGGAATGTGGCAGCAGTAGAAATTTTTAAGAAAGCACAAATTGATATAGCTAAATTTAGCAAGTTGACCGGTGATGAATTACAGGCCGCTGCAAAAAAAGCCGAACAATTAGGACTTGTGTTAGGTCCAAAACAAATGGCTAACTATGGCGCATATATTCAGGCGCAACGAGATTTAAAACTAGTATTGGAATCTTTATCGGTAGAGATCGGCAGCGCTGTTTTGCCTGCATTAGCTAGTTTTGGCAAGTTTATTGTTAGTATCCCATCTATGATAAATGGTGCTATTGGGTCTGTAAATGATTGGATAGACGCACATGCGGCACTAGTAAGCGCAGTAGAAACAGCAATAGAATACATTGGTGTGGTAATCGGCGTAATTGGACTATACAGACTAGGCGTATATGCAACGATGGCGGCGCAAACAGCGTGGACAGCCGTAACAGTAGGCACATCAGCAGTTATGACAGCTATAACAACAGTGACCGAAATTGCTACAGCGGCGGTTGCTTTGTTTAGTAATGGGTGCTTTTTAGCTGCAGGAGCAGAAGCGGCAATGTCGGCAGGGTTAAATATATTAATTGGTACTGTAGTTGTCGTAGGTGTAGCAGTAGCTGCATTAGCCACGGCATGGTATACGAATTTTAATGGCATTAAGGATGCCACGGCAGGATCAATAAATGCAATTGCTCAGGCATTTACCGCACTATGGGAACATTTAAAAAACATTGGTTCGGGAATTTTCAACGTATTAAAAGGCGCACTAGCGTTAGACCCTGCAACAATACAAGCAGGCATCGATCAAACTGTTAGCGGTTGGTCAGGTGCAATGACTGATATTGGTAATATAGCTAGTAATGCATGGGAAGGTGTTAAAACTGGTGGTATTCTTGCATTTGAAGGTGTAGCTAGTAAAGCGAAAAGTATTATGTCGTCAGTGACTGGTGGTGATAATACTGGAGGCGGGGATACTGGAGCAGGAAACCAACTTAGTCCAACCGATAGTAAAAAAGAAAAAGACAAAGGCCCTTCACCATATGAATTAGCTAAAAGTAAATATGAAGCTGAAGCTGCTAAAGCAGAATCGGATGCAGAAATTTCAGGGCAAAAGTATACTAACGATCAAAAACTAGCATTATACTTAAAACTTTTATCTGATGTACAAAAAAAGACCGAAGAACAAACAGACTTTACTAAAGGTCAATATGAATTGCAATCAGCGGCCTTTAAAGAAAATTCAGATTTAAGAAAAGCAACTTTGGAACTGGAAATTGCACAGGGCAAAGCCAACACCCAAGAAGCGTATGAAAAGAACATTACAATATTAAAGGATATATCAGCTCATACTTTGACTGGATCAGTTGAAAGAATTGATGCCGAAAAAGCCGTTCTTGATTTTGAACAGCAAAACATTACTAAAATGATGGCGCTGGATAAGAAAAAGCTGGACAATGATCGTGAAATTGCAGAACAAGGCTTAGCCATTAAAGAAGAAAATATAAAACAACAATATGCTCTAGGGCAAATTTCGCAGATTGATGAGATTAAACAGTTGAATTCTTTGGCGGCTACGAAAAGAGGGTTAGAAGAAGAAGACTTACAAGATCAAATATCTATGCTGGATACTATAAAAGGGTTATATCCTGAAATGAATGCTTTTATAGTTGCACAACAGGAGCAACTTAATGCACAGTTGAGCTCATTGAGAGCGAAAAATTCAGTTGATGCTACAAAAAACGCGAACCAACTAACTACTATCATGGTTAAGCCTTGGCAAGATCTTAAAACACAAGTACAGGGCGTTATGTCGCAAAACATTGCCAAAGTAATGGAACAGACAGAAACTGTAAGAAGTCTTTTTCAAAATATGACTAAATCAATTCTCGATAGTATTGTACAGATGTTTGCAAAATGGGCATCTGAAGCGATAATGAACGAAGTTACACAAATTGCCACTGGTAAAGCAATTAAAGCCGCTGCTGATGGCACAACACAGTCAACACTTACTGGGCTTGAAAGTACTATGGGAATACTTGTATTAATTGCTGGCATTCTCGGTTCCATGGGTGGTGGTAGTGGATCAACAGTTACAAACGTTCGATCTAGTAACTCTTACTATAGTTCTAAATTGCCTAGTTATGCAGTTGGTACAAACAACGTTACACATGACCAAGTTGCTCAAATCCATAAGGGCGAACGGATTGTTCCTGCTAGTCAAAATAATTCTGAATCTCTTGGTAATATGTTTGGTGGCGGTTCTGACGGTGCTAGCATTAGTCACAATCCTACTTATAATATTTCCGCAATGGATGGCAGGAGCGTTGAAAGAGCATTAGCTAACAATTCTAGGCAAGTTACTAAAGGATTGCAAAGGGTGTCGCGTAGTTTAAACACTCCAAACCCTAGTAGATGGGGAATAACCTAATAAAAAAGCCCCTAACTTAGGGGCTTGCCATCTTTGCCAGAATCGATAATTTTTTTCCATTCGCTTTCCATTTTAGATGGCATTATTATCGTGACAGGATTGTGGTTACTATAATTAATACGCATTGTTATTGTTTTGGAATTGGAGATTTTATCTATAACATCTTGCGGTACTTCAGTTACGATTTGTGTAGATAATGAAGATGCGCCTAACATTGAACTTGCAGAATTAACGGTTTTTAGGGGATAAATAGTATCGTCATTATCAAATTTAAATTCAACGGCTTGGTTAGCAAAAAACCACCACTCGCTTTCCACAAGGTCTATTTCCATCCGATAAAGTATGGTTCCATCTTTTTCAAAAAGCTTACGAAAAGAGAAATCATCAATATTGCTTTCGATTTTACTTGTCCCTTCAAAACTATCCTCAGTTCGTGATATCTTAGCATCAGCAACAGAGAAACCAAGTATAAATACCATCACGCACATAGTTAAAATAATTTTCCTCATATTACCACTCCCTCTTTTATCCCATTCTATATAGTTTGTCCGTAAAAATCAATAAGCATGTAAAAATATGCATAAAAGGAGATGAAAATAATGGACATAAAAGAACTTATTAAAGAAAATATTAAAAAAATAGCTGAGTTAAATATAAAACTAATTGAACGTGTTTATAATGGCAATTTTGATGTTGAATTAATCAAACAAATTAGGGAAAACGCCCAGGTGTTAGTTTCTAATGATATAGAAAGTTATTTGTAATTTATTTACCGCGTAAGGTTTCTATTGTTTGGTAAATCATTGTAAAAGCTTTGTTTACTTCTCCTACATAACTCTGATTTACTTCTTCATAAGAGCTTATAGGTCTTGCTTTAATTTTATCTTGTTCAATTATCTTAAGAACAATATTTTGCGCTACTTCTAAAGTTTCGTACATTTTTTCTCCTTTGCCTGGGCGTACAGATACTATTCGTCAAAAAAGAATAAATTTCCTGTATGAATTTACAATAAAAAGGAGGTGCCCATGTCTGATTTAATTTTTCCTCAAATAGCTGGACAAGATGTTACAATATCAAAAACACCTACATTTAAAACAATTACTCAAACGTCAGTGTCAGGCAAAGAAAAACGTATAGCCTTACAATCTTCCCCGCGATGGGCGTTTAAAATTGCATATAACTATTTAATGGATACTCAATCCCCAACCGATGATGTGCAGACATTGATCGGTTTTTTTCTTGCCCGTCAAGGCTCGTTTGATGATTTTTTATTATTGGATGCGCGAAATAATTCAGTGGTGAATCAGGGATTTGGTATAGGTGACGGTATAACTACATCATTTCAGCTTGTACGGACGTTTGGGACGTTTGTTGAGCCTATCATGGGTATTCTTATAGCCCCTGCGATAACTATCAATGGCGTGCCCACTACGGCGTTTACATGGACAACTCATGGAGTGATTACCTTTACTACTATAGTACCGCCTTTAAATGCGGTTTTAGATTGGACAGGTGGCTATTATTACCGAGTGCGTTTCATGCCAGATGAACAGGAATATGAATACTTTGTCCAAAATTTAGCGCAGATAAAAACCGTCGAATTGATAAGTGTGAAGTGATATGAAAAAATGTAGTGCAGCATTACTTAACTTACTTAATACAGCAACAAATTTATGCATGATGGATTTAATCACAATCACACTGACTAATGGGACGGTATTAAATTACACCACTGGAGACTATTCGATAAATGTAAGCGGTACCGTATATACTCCCATGACAATGGACGTTGGAGAGATTAAACAATCAATCGGTTTGTCAGTGGATGATCTAGCTATTACGTGGTACTACAATGCAAATGATACGGTCATGAGCAATGTCCCTATTGCCGAAGCGTTACGATCTGGTGCATTTGACTATGCAATCGTGCAATTATCTCATGTATTCATGACTACTTGGCAATTAGCTGTATCTAGTGATTATGTGCTATTGGATTTCATTGGTAGGTTAGATACGGATTCCGCTGGTAGGACTAAGGCTGAATTAAAAATAAAGTCAATTACTGACCTGTTAAATATTAAATTGCCAAGAGTATTATACCAACCTGGATGCGTTAATGCGCTGTACGATCCTAATACTTGTGGTGTGAATAGAGCAGCGTATACAACGGCATCAACAGTAACAGGCGGTAGCACACAAACAACACTGAATTGCGGATTAACACAAGCATCAGCATATTTTCAACAAGGAGCTGTTACGTTCACAAGCGGGTTAAATGCAGGCGTTATTGCAACGGTTAAATCATATACGCCGGGAGTTGTTAATTTTATGTGGCCTTTACCATTCATGCCTGCTGTTGGTGATAGTTTCACTATTGTTCCCGGATGTGATAGAAGTATTCCAACATGTACGAACAAATTTGGAAATTTTATTCATTATCGTGGTACACCTTATATTCCTGTACCATCAGTAACGGTTTAGGAGGTAGTTGTGGACGAAAAAGAAAAATCAGAACGCGAAGCGGTAGTCACAGAAGCTAAAACATGGTTACATACCCCCTATCATAACTCCGCGAGAATTAAAGGCGTGGGGGTTGATTGTGGGCAAATTCTTCTAGGTGTATTTGAAAATTGCGGATTAATCGAACATGCTGAAACAGGAAATTACCCGCAAGATTGGGCAATGCATCACGATGAACCATTATATTTTGATTGGGTTAAAAAATACACTAAACAGGTAGACAGAGAGCCGTTACCAGGTGATATTTTACTATACCATTTTGGGCGCGCTCCTAGTCATGCGGCTATAGTAATTGATTATCCTATGGTGATTCATAGTTATGTGCAAGTAGGCGTCGTTTATGCTGATGCTGAAAAAGATACCTATCTAACAAGAACACGCGGTAGTGGCGAATCTAGATTAGTTGGTGTTTTTTCTTTTTGGTAAGGGGGTGATTATTTGAGTGGAATATTTGGTAAACCAGCGACAAACACAACAACTTTTAATGGATTGCAAATTCAAACAGCCGTATTCGGGCAACCAATCCCCTTAATATATGGAACCACCCGTTTAAGTGGCAATATTATTGATTATATAGATTTCACCCAAACATCTGGATCGTCTGGCGGCGGAAAAGGAGGCGGGGGCAAGGGTGGTGGAAACTATCAATATTCCGTAGCTGTAGCAATAGGACTCTGCCAAGGGCCAATAAACGGCATAGGTAGAGTATGGGGTGGTAATAGCAATACGGTAATTGGGCAATACAATTGGTCACCTGATGCAGCAACATTAGCAGTAATTAATGCTCAGAATTATGACGACACTGGTGCGGCACTATCAGTCGAAACGGACCTAACGCCATTTTGGGGTACTTTAAACCAATCTCCTTGGAGTTATATGTCTTCAAAACATCCAGAACGAGCATTAACCTACCCTTTATTAGCCTACATGGCAGGATATATATCATTAGGCGATACCAATACAGTTCCAGATTATAGTTTTGAAGTATTCGGAAACTATATTTTCGGGAATGGAATACTTGATTGCAATCCCATGTTGCCACTCTATGATGCATTAACGAACCCTGTTGGCGGGGCGTTTTATCCAACGCAATACCTAGCAGACATGACAAACTTTAGCAATTATTGTGTAGCAAGTGGAATTTTTATCAGTCCACAAATTACAGATTCTAAAGCTACATCTGATTTTGTTAATGAGGTTATGCAATGCACAAATAGTCAACCTGTAGTCAGTCAAGGGCTACTTTATTTTTGCCCTTATGGAACTGATGCGGTAACGGGTAACGGTGCGACATATACGCCAAACCTAACCCCTATTTATACTTTGACAGATGATGATTATTTATATGCTAACAATGAAGATCCCGTGAAATTGACAAGAGAATCAACAGTTGATAGTTATAACTTTTTAAAAGTCGATTTTTTAAATCGTGCTGATTATTACAATTCCGATATTGCAATTTCAGAGGATCAAGCGGCGGTGGATCGTTATGGTGTGCGCCCTGCCGATTCAGTAAGCCTACATCATATATGCGATGCTGGCGTGGCTCAAATTGCCGCAAATAATATTTTATATCGAATTGTATATCCGAGGAATACTTACACTTTTAAAACGGGATATTTCCCTTTTTGTATGTTGGACCCCATGGATTTAATTGAGATCAACGACAGTAACCTGGGATTAGCTAATCAGCTTGTTAGAATAGTAAGCTGCGATCCTGACGAGCAAAAAGAAATTATATTTACTGTCGAAGAAGTCGGTATAGTAACTAGTGGTGCGGCTCAATATCCGCGGCAGGCAGCCGTTAGGAGCAGTGTTAACTATAATGTTGCTACTGGGAATGTTAATCCTCCTGTAATTTTTGAGGCCCCGTCAGGGCTTAGTCAGGGAAATCTTGAAACATGGATTGCCGCTAGTAGCACAAACCCTAATTGGGGTGGTGCTGACATATGGGTAAGTCAAGATGGGAATACATATAAAAATGTCGGCAGAATAACAAGCGCAGCTAGACAGGGCGTTTTATCTGCCACATTACCTTCTAGATCAGATCCTGATACCACTGATACTTTAAGTGTAAATTTAACAATGAGTAACGCTCAGTTATCATCTGGCACCCAGGCTGATGCAGATAATTATAATACAATTTGCTACGTTGACGGAGAGCTAATTAGCTACGAAACCGCTACACTGACCACATCAAATCAATACAATCTAACCTATTTGCGTCGTGGGGCATATAACACAGCGATAACGCCCCATTCTATTGGATCACAGTTCCTTCGCCTTGATGATGGGGCTGTTTTTAAATACACTTATTTGCCAAGCAATATCGGGCAAAAAATTTATATTAAGTTAACAAGTTTTAATATATTCGGTGGCGCAGAAGAAGAATTATCTGCAGTACAGGCATACACACATACTATAAATCCGTCAATACCTCCTGATGTTCAAGGACTACAAGTTGTTCAATTGTCTAATGGTATACGGCGTTTCTTCTGGCAATTTAATTATCCAGATTGGAATGATATTGCTGGTTTTGAAATTAGGGCTAATCAAGGAAATATGCCCTTTTGGCAGAATGCCATTCCTTTGCATTCAGGTGTTTTAACTTCGCAACCTTTTGAAACTAGCGCAGTAATGAGTGGCACTTGGTCGGTAATGATTAAAGCGGTTGATACGTTGGGTAATTATAGTGCGGGGGTTGCTTACGACATTATAAATCTTGGTCCTGCTATCGTTGATCATTTAGTATATAGTGCTAACTATTACACCCAAGGATGGACGGGAGCAAAAACAAATTGTTTTATAGATGAAAATGGGAACCTTTTAGCTAACTCACCAGGAACATTGATGTTCTCTCCTAATAACAATACTCCAATGTTTACAAGTGCTAACGCACCAATGTTTTCAGCACAATATGGAGCTATAACCTACGTGGATTCTTTTAAGTCTCCGCAAGCTGGGCAGATGTCGATCTCACTTGATTGTGATGGTTCGGCACAAATTTGGTATCGGTCAATGTATCCACAGCCTATGTTTACAGGGGCTAACCAACCAATGTTTAGTGGTGGGGCTAACCCAATGTACACAGCTGGAGAATGGATACCCTACACATCAAAAGTAGCTATTTCAAGTGATACTTACCAGATAATGATCACAATATCAGCAGGATCGCTAAGACCAACAATACGGACACTGACTGTTAATGTGGATTTACCGACTGTTACTGAAAGTATAAATAGTGTCGCTATATCGGCCTCAGGTACGAGATTGCCAATAACTAAAGTATATAATCAAATATTGGACATTAACATCTCAATACAGTCAGGAAGTACCTCAATTGGCTATCAGGTGATAGACTACCAAACAACGATTGGAGCAGGTCCTGAAATTGTATTATTAAATTCTAGTGGAGTTGCGGTTACCGGGACAGTAAGTGTAACTATTCAGGGAGTATAGGAGGAATTATGACAACATACAATAGACCACTCATTACAGATTTATCTAATGGGGCTGAGACGCAAGGAACATTCCAAACTAACGCAACTAATTTAGTCGGCTACTATAATCAAGCTAATTGCCTATGGATGCCTTCATCGTCTTATGTTTTGGGGAATGTGGTATTATCCTCAGCATTGCCTAATCTAATATATGAATGTACGGTTGCGGGGACTTCTAGCTCTTCTGAACCTGCTTGGCCAACACTAGAAGGTCAGACGGTTGTAGACGGTACAGTTACATGGGCAACTAGGAGACAGGGCAGCGCAGGTCCTATGATGCAAGCCTTATATAATGCACCACCCGCTACGATCACAAGTGCGAGTGGGGTATTAACCTTAACTGCTGCATCAAATTACTTTATTGCCAATGGTATTGAAGCAATTACCAGCATAACTGGGATAACAGGACCACCAGCAATTCATCCAGCGGGTAGTCTAGTTCAGATAAGGTGGAACACGGCAAGGACGCTGACAAATTCAGCGTCTTTAATTATTCAAGGCGGGGCAAACAGGTCTACTCAAATTGGAGATATTGGAGATTATCAAATTGAGGCAGGTGGCGTAGTCAGGGAAGTTGGTTATTTTTATGCGACTCCTGTTAATGCAGGGGTTACTCCTGGGATAGCCAATTATATATCAAGTGGTAGAAACTTCTCATTAGATGCCACTCCATTGAAATTGGATATTGCTAGTGGGATTGATTATATCTCATCAAACACCGTAAATATGACAGCTAATAGCCTGACCTTGCCAGCACGTATGGCATCCTTAATAGTCGATCAACTTGCAGGAGTAACAGCAGCTATATCAGCAGCTCTACCTGCAATTGACGCTTATACAGTAGGAAGATGGGTATTTAATCAAACAGGGGCAGGGGCTACAATTGCCAATAGCGCTGTAGGAGTTAATGGTAGTCCAGCTGTAGCTAATGCCCTAACGCCCTCTGGAGGATTGTCCAGTGTTGATGGTATGCAGGATTATGCTATACAAGGGGATGGATTATCAGGGGATTATGTAAGTGCCAATTATACAGGATTTCCTGTAGGTTCATCTCCACGTAATCTTAGAGTTGAATGGACTTGCCGAAGTATCACGGAAATAAGTGTAATTGGAGGATATGGTACAGGAACAACGCAATTTCTAATATTAAATAATGCGGGTGTTCTGAATTTTAGTGATAATTCGTCTCCGCAGACCACAGGATACACTTTCGCAGTGGGGCAAACTTACCTAATTGAAATGGGATACGATGGGGCAAACCTTATATGTTTGATAAATGGTAAGCAAATATGGAAAGTTGCCTATACAGCAGCTACCAACGCGGGAGCCTTAGCGGTTCTAAAGTTACCCACAAGTGGTATAAATTTCTCTAATGGTATACTTCACTTTATTGACCTTCGCACCATAGCCCCAACAGAAGCAACTAGTGGATCAATCGCAAATAAACTCATGCTCCCTTGCAGGTACATAGGATATGCAGGGACTTATCCAACTATAGAAACTGTGGATGCTTCAACATACCATGAGTGGAGATTTGCAGAAGCCAGTGGTACAAACGTAGCGGATAGTCAGACAACAAGCCCACTCACAGGTACAGCGGGTAGTTTAACAAGTATTGTAAACAGTGATATTTTTAGTGGGGCAAAAGCAAGGTTATGTACTGGTGGAGCAAATGGCTATATAACTTTTGGTAGCTACGCTTTCCCTACCGCTTGCACGATTATAGGGGTATTTAATCCGAAAACTTACGGTACTGCAGATCCACTCATTAGTAATAGAACAAGTGGAGGTACTTTAGGAGTAGAAATATCACTAGGAACATTAAATGAGCTTGGTATATGGAATGGGGCAACAAATATCCTTGATGCCACTACAGCAGGATATCTAAATCAAAATGTTCCTAATTTCTTCCTGATGGTTATCTCAGGAACACAGGTAGCCGTATATGTAAATTCCGCTTCGCCCACAAATTTAGTTTTAACGGCTGCTTTAAATGCTACAGCAGGGGCGTTATTATTGAGTTACGATGCTAATGCTGCAGCAGGAATTGCTGGTATATGGGAGTACTTTAATATTATCCCACGAGCCTTAAATCAGTCAGAGGTTACACAATACTACAATGCTCTAATGAATAAAGCAGACAGAACTATAATTGATGATGTTGTACCTACAAATGCTCTATCAATTGGGTTTGCTCAAACAGGTTCAACAGCAATTACAAGTTTTGTTGACAGTTCTAATCCTCAAGGTAGTAATCCTGATTATGCTTATGGTGTACGTTGTGGACTTCAAAGTGCTAATAATAAGAGGAAGTTCTTGGGGTGGAAGTATTTCAGTGGTGGGACGCCCCTATCGTGGAATAATCCTTTTGGAACTAGAAAAGTTAAGCTCACTTACGTATGGGCACAGGATGCTAATGGTACAAATGAGAGTGATACTGAACCTTGGCTTGAATATTCTAATGGAACTGACTATGGTCTTAGACTGGGGTATAGTAATTCCCCCTCTAATAGGATCTCAATTTATGTAAGTGCTAGTGGGGCTATTATATTTAATGGCGCATGGCAAACCAGTGGCTACATCGGATGTTACGCAGAGGTAGCATTAGAAATTCCAAGAGAATAAGGAGGAAATAATATGGATATAGAAACCTTACTAGAACAAAAAGAAGATCAACTACAGGAAATCGCTAACAAGCATAAAACCATTCCTGTTATTGTTGAAATTATTGCTGAATATATTTTGCGTGGCTATCCTTTTGATGAATTTACGTTTCATCCACGTAGATCACCCGAAAATATTGAAGAAATTATTGGTGATGTAAAATTAATATTGGAGGAAAAATAAATGTGGTATAACAGTGTAACAAATCAACTTCAAAGCAATCCACCTTGGGATGGGTATCTCAGCCCTGCAATGATTGTAGAGTCGTATCCAGAATGGACACAGGTAGCAGTGGGGTTTGTGCCCCCCGTGCCTGCCCCGACTAAGAGTCAACAACTCACAGCATTAACAGCATCTTATACTCCACAGCTTCAGGCATTACAATTAGCAACAGGGGCAGCACTATTGAATAATGCTGCTTTAATGACCGCTGCTGACTTTCCAACTTTTATATCTTTATTATCAGCAGCCATAACCCCTTTGCAACAGCAAAATACTGATTTGCTAGCGCAGAAAAAAACACAACAAGGAGTGATTTTAAGTGGCAACAGCTAAACCAATGATGGCAAACTATTATCCTTGTCCAGCGTGTGGACATATCCCTATGGCGTGGGATGCAGATGGAAGTATAACTGGTGCAGGTGTTCCTTGCTGGTATTGCACGGTGTGCGGTGATATCGAGATCGACAATCCACTAATGCCTGCCCCTAAATAGCTTGCTAGAGGACGTGTTTTTATATAAGACGCATAGGGCGTCTATTTTTTATGTGGAGGTTTTTAGATGGTAAATAAATTTAATGAATGGTTAGCTAGTAAGCTTGCAGATTACCTCTGTACCATGGCGTGCTTTTATGGGGTTGTATTTTTAGTCACAATCCCACTAAGATGGCAGACCCCAACGGATGTGGTAGGTTGGATTAACTATCTAGTACAGACGTTTTTTCAAGGTGTGGCACTACCGATATTGGGGTTTGTAGGGAAACAAGCTGGGGATAAACAGTTAAAATTACTGCAAGAAACCCATGATGTAGTTATGAAATCGCACGATGAGTTGCATCTTAAATTAGATGCAATTATCGGCAAGTTAGAGGTGACTCATGGCTCCAAATAATGAAGTTGCTATCCTCAACTCAGTTAATACAGCGAATGAAAACATTCTAAAATTAGTTGAAACAGTGGGCGAATTAACAGGCAGGCTTGATGCAAAGGAAAAATCTTGTCAAATCTGTAATGCCGACAACCAGAACGACCATAACTATATATTTCGCGAACTGAAAGAGTCTCAAAATTGGAGAGCTGCGCATGACGCCGCTGAAAAAGCAGAGGAAAAGGTAGCCGTTCAGCAGGATCAAAAAAGTTTATCAACTTGGCAGAAAATCGCAGCTGTTGCAACTATATTTGGTGTGCTAATTGGTAGTCTTACAGGACTAGTGGGGTTAGCGAAGTGGGCACTGACAGCTTTGGGGGTTAAATTATGATAGCTGAGCATGTAGAACGTCACACATTGCATGAGGTAGGAATTACCCCTGCTCACGGCGTGCGTAATACCGCTAGGTTCCACAAGTCAAAAAAGAGACTCCAAGAAGACGGTCATAATCAGTGTTATGTATTTGGTTGTAAAAATACCGATATTGAAACTCATCATCGTTATGAATTTAGTTATGAAAATGTGTGTGATTTTAAAAAATTAAAGGAGTATTTGCTCGGGCACGATACTTACGGTTACTCAAAGTTAATGATAAATCTCCCCATCGAATCAGTTGATGATGAGAGGAATTTCGTTAATTATTGCTCAGAACATCATAGGGGTATAGACCAAGCAGACGGCGGAAGTGGGATCGGTATACACGATGTAACCGAGCCCGTTTTTATTGCTCAAATTTGTTGTCTTGATGGATGTTGCCCGATTCCTCAAAAGGGAGAAACACTGGAGCAGGTTGAGGAACGAATTAAAAATATGCAAAGAAGGATTGATTAGCATGGGGAAAATCACACTGACAGACTTAAAAACAATGGCGCAATCAGCCAAGGGCAGCATAAGTAAAATTTACCTACATTGGTCCGCAGGGCATTATGGTGAGCAATTTACTGATTATCATATCCTTATTGATCAGGATGGAACTTTATACGCAACTACGAACGACCTCACAGCCGTATTAGCCCATACATACATGCGAAACACGGGTGGTATTGGCATTGGCGCAATGTGCATGTATAACGCCACTACAAGCGATTTTGGACCAGAACCGCTTACGAATGCACAAATAGAAGCTATGGCGCAAGTAGTGGCTGTACTGTGTAATGAATTGGGACTAATCCCAGTTGTCGGCTCAGTAATGACTCATGCAGAAGCTGGCAACAACCTTGACGGTGAAAACCCTGGCTATGAAGCAAATGGGTGTCCTAATGGTATTTATGGTCCGTCCCCCAATCCCGATGGCAGTACCGGTGGAGATTGCGAAAGATGGGATCTATGGATATTAAAGCCCGGTGATGCCCCATGGTCTGGTGGTAACACATTGCGGGGCAAGGCAATCTGGTACCAAAACAATGGTATCTAATCTAATCGAAAATCATATGCCAAAAATCATAGCAGACATAGAAAAAAACCATCTCAAACCTTGGGGCGTACAACTTGCCAAGGTTTGAGATGGTTTTTATTCTGCCCGTGAAAATTTAATGAAAGTGGAAAAGGAAAGGAAGTAAACATGGAAAGAATCACATTAGTACGTATTGAAGATTCGGGAGTATTCTCCCAGCCGGACGGATCACCATTGCAAAAAGTAACGGCGATTGAGGTTGATAGCGTTTATCTCACGCCTGATGAATACGTGATCACAAGCAACGGTAATGTTGATATTATTCAGGCCGTACCTGCAACCTCTGTCGTGACAGCGGTAATCAATCATGACTAAAGTAACCGTTATTTTTGTCCATGGTGATTCTCTTGTAGATAAAATAATTGATGATGTTTCAAAGGGCAACTATTCGCACGTTGCAATAAAAATCCTCAATGGAACATTGGAGGCCCTTGGCATGAAGGATGCTACCGACCTCTATGCAGGCGTTTGGATACATGATGCCGACAAGTACGATAATGATCCTAATGCTGTTTTTATTGACGTTGATGTACCTGATTTAGAAGGGGCAGAGACAGAAGCGCGAAAGTTGATTGCTACTCACTACGGCTATCTGGATTGCGTTGTAGGCGGTTACTACGATATAACAGGCAAGCAAATTCCTGCCGATGGTGGCATAACTGCAAATTGCTCTGAAACAGTCACGCTGATTTTAAGGGCAGGCGGTTTTAATGTTTTGCCTGGCGTGGAAGCTGATGCAGTTACGCCAAATGATCTATATAAGGCATTGAATGGGGGCGATTGAGATTGATCCCATGTTAGAAACAGCCATTATTAACATAGTTCAATCAGAACTACAAAAGTCCAGCGTAATAAACCAAATAAAAAATATAATTAAAAAGGGGATAACAATAATGAAAAACTTTAAATTCAACTTACAAAACCATTCTGAGGCTGCTACTAATACGATTGATTCCGCTTCTGTTGCCGCTAGTGCCGCTGAAACTACCGCCGCTAATGCAGTAACTACCATCCTAGATTCTGTCGTTGCTGACACGGCTAACGAAGCTGTAACGACTCCAGTATCGGCTATTCCTGCAATTGACACTGTAATTACGGATGCAACTGCTAAGGTTGTAACGGGTGCTAGTAGCTTAGTTGCTCAAAAACAGGCTGAGATTGTAAATACAAAATCAGAATGGGTTAAAGTTAGAGATTCTCTGGAGTTGTTGGGCATGGGTTCGCTGGCTCATAACTTATTTGATAAGTGGACAAATCGATAATTTAAAACAAGATACGTTAAACTTCAAGCCACTATCGAGCGTAATTGCTTGGTAGTGGCTTTTTTTATTTGCCAATTTTAAAATATCTGAAAATATCTCATTTATTTTGATTAAACACACTTAAATCATGTTGACTTATCTTTCTTGAAATGATACAATATAATCAAGATAAAGAAAGGAAGTGCTTAACATGATAAAACGCGAAATGATGATTCAAGCACATAAATTAGCAAAACAAATGGTAGGTAACTACTCAGCTAGATTAGCATTGGCGTTACGTCAGTTGTGGACTTCTATCAAAAAAGGAGTGGCAACCATGGTTGAGTTAACTGGTTCAGAAAAACAAATCAAATGGGCTACTGATATCCGCACCAAATTGGTAGAAAAATTCACTAAAATGGAAAAATTATTTCAAGAATGTGAAGATGCCAATAAAGGATACAATGACAGAAAAGGTCGCAATGCTGGATGGTATGAATCTTTTGTAACAGTAAAAAACATCATGAATGAATTAAAAATTGAAACATTCAAAAACAGCAATTCAAAATATTTCATCGAGTGCAATACGACTGAAAATGCAGTACGCTCTATTACAGAACAAATGGACTATTGTGGAAATGCCGACTATGTAGTTTTAAAATCACTCGAAAAAGTGAAAAAAGCAATTCAATCAGCAATTGCCGGCAAAAACATCTAATAAAATTAATAGCCATCTGGGGCTTCATACCAGCGAAGGGGGTTTAAAAATGGAAGAACTTAGACAAAGTTTATTAAAAGCAACCAGAAATGATGTTGCATGGGTGATTATAAAAGATAACAGTGATATTTTTGGCAGTAATGCAAGTTATGACGCGTTAGCAATGGCGGGTGGCGCAAAGTTTATACTTAATGCCCGTAGCTTAAAGCATTTCTTGAAATACGAAGGTTATTCATTTAATATAGGAAATGACCAATTCAATAATATAAAATCTTTTTTAGATTTTATCTCCAAGGAATTGGCTAAATGAAAACAGATATCAAACATGGTGGTAAGCGTGAAGGTGCAGGACGCAAAAAACAAGTTCCAGAGGATGCAAAGAAACGTGGGATAATGCTTACAAATGCCGAATATGAAAAAGTATTGGAACTCTTAAAATCTATGCGTGGATAATTTCACCGTCTTACCTTAATTGGTAGGGCGGTAATTTTTTTATAATTTTTATTTTTTGGTACAGGCAATATTATCTATACAGAGCATATATTTAAACAGTAGAGATCACACAGGGGGCGATTGAATGGCATCACAATCAAAACAAATCTATTTTAACATTGATACAGAAAAAAGACTTTTAGATTATGCGAACAGTATTAATTTTTCAAACTGGGTAAAAGAAAAAATTAGAGAGGAGATACAGAAAAGCGAGGTAGAACAAAGAGTAAAAGAAAAACTGGCTGAAATAAATCAGTCAGAAGTCAAAAAAAGTTTAGTTTGGAAAATATAATCATGCATTATATTGGTGGTCGGTGCATAAGCTGTTTTAACAGCAATTGGGAGAACTACACCCTTTGCTGATTTTATATTTTAACGTGTAATAATACCGCTATTTACAAGTACCTTAATTACTAATACGGTTGTGCTTGCACCGATCAATGACCATCCAATAACTACAAGTGGCATTTTTATCACCTCAAAAGTATTTTGTCCGTAAAAAGGAGGCTTTATACATGTATTTTAGTAAAAACCTATTTAATGGCAAACAAAAAGGAATAAAACTAAGTGAATACTTTGTAAAAAAGCAGGTAGCCGCCTTGACATTGCCGCTAGTCTTACTAGTTCAAGTAACAGCCGAAGCGGCAACAGTAAATACAGATGCGATAATAAAGGCGTTCGATCCACTAATAGATTTAGCGATGGCAGTAGGGTATCCACTTTGCTATCTGGGATTGATAAGCGGATTCCTCTTTGTAACGATAGGTCAACGCCACAGGGGTCTAGAAATGATAAAATGGGCATCGGTAGGTTATATTGGGATTCAATTCGCACCAGGAATAATGAGAATCTTAGCGCAAGTGGGAGCCGCAATGCGCCAAGCACAATGACGCACTTACATATTACCCCTGATAACCGACTTGACAATAAAAATGTATCCGATATTTTGCAAACAATTGCCAGTATGTATTTATCTCCTATTCATCGTTGGCATGGAAAGAGAATAAATAAACCAGATAGGGCATCGTGGGAAATTATAATTGATAGAAATAATACTGTTTTTTATTTAACGATTCCAGAACATTGGCAAAGCGTGATGCAAAAGCAGATTGCCGTAGTGTGGCCTAGAGCAACGGTAAAATCAGCACAAGAACCCTTGACTATTCAGCCTACATCTATTGCAAAACTAGAACTTAAAAATCACTTTATGTTTTCGATTAAAACTGATATGCGTACATTGGGAGTACTGCCATCATTACTGGAAGTTAAAAAAATGTTAAGGGATAATGAAAAGATTGCCGTACAAATATTGTTTGATCCTGCTGCTCCTGATTGGTGGCAAGGTGCATCATACGCCTATGAAGAATTCTTAAAAGGTAAAATGCCTACTAGAACACAGTTTAATGGGAAGGCCGCAGGGATGGCAGTAGCAAAGACCTTAACGTGGGCAACTATGGAGACAATCAACGTAGTTGCCGAATTAATGACCGGAGAAGAACAGAAACCAGTAGATATAAGTGGTGTTGATAAAGCTGCAGCACTTAGAGAAAAACCGATAGGCCACAATGTAGCCGATAAATTAAAAGCAGATGCTTTAGACGTTACGATTAGGATTGCCATTCAAGCCGATAGTGATAAGGTTGCAGAATCATTGATGAGGTCGGTTTGGTACAGTTTTAGGACTCTTGACGGTGATAACTCTTTTAAATTAATCCCTATCAATCTTGAAAAAACATGGCTTAAAATGTTAAATCGTGAACCTGCTGCTCCATTTAAAATAAATAGTGATTACATGAGCCTTAAAGAGTGTTCGATGCTGTTACAATTGCCTAGTAAGACGTTGCAGGAAGAATATAAAATATCATCAATTGAGCATAGAGAAACAGACCTTCCAGAGATAATAACTGGTGGCGGCCTATGTATTGGTGAAGTTGCGAACCATGGCAAAAAGTATCAAGTACATATACCAACAAAGGACCATGACGAATTATGCTTGCCTAGAATAGTTATTGGTGGTATGGGTTGTGGTAAAACCAAAGGATTTGGGGCTAATTTAGCTGTAGAGGCCGTAAAAAATAACATGAGTGCAATTGTTATAGACCCCGCAAAAGGAGAGCTAGGAGACGAAATAGAGAGTGCATTACTTCCTAGTCAAGTGGTCCGCATTAGATTTGGTACTAAGCCGATTGCAATAGATTGGCGAGAGGTTAAGCATGGGAAACGTACTAGAAATAGATTGGCCAATGAAATTATATCATTTGTGGAAGCGGCAGCCGATGAAGCAGGAGCGCAAACAATCAAGTTTTTGAGAGCAGCAGCCAAAGCCGTTCCTAGTGGTAGATTATCTGAAGTAGTTAATATTTTAACCGATGTAAATTATCGTAAGAAATTATTGCTTACTATGCGAGATCAAGAAAAAGAAACTTGGAAGCTATTCGATAAAATGACAGAAAACCGTCAAATGCAGATTGCTTTGCCTGTACTCAACAGATTAGATGTGATCACAGGTGATGATTATTTAAATGAGTGTTTAACCGCTGAGAACGGAATTGACTTTGTGGAGCTACTAGACGGACCACCAAAAGCAATTATTATTGATATACCAAAAGGTGAGTTAGGATCAGAGGGAGTAGACGTATTAGCATCTCTTATAGCTACTAAAATAGATTTGGCTATGGTACTTAGGAAAACAACTCACCCGGTACACGTTATCCAGGATGAACCACACCAATACATGAGATCATCAAGGACTTGGAAATCAGCAGCAGTAGAGAGTAGAAAGTGGAGATTTGCATATTGTTGGATGTTCCATTCGTGGGAGCAGATACCTAGAGGGGTAGCCGAAATAATTAAATCAGCAGGGCCACATTACCACTTGTACACTAGCAGTAAAAAAACTTATCAAGACTTAGCAGAGGAAATCAAGCCTTTTGAACTAGAAGAGGCAATGAAAACGCCTAGACATTGGGCTATAAACGTTATTCGTGCTGGTGGCGTTACTGTTACACCTTTTTTAGCTAAGATGGCAAAACCTCCGAGTGTAAAATAAAAAGAGTCTACCAATTCGGCAGGCTCTTTTTCTATGCGAAAATATTAACAAATGTGGATAAGTAGCTTAAAAACTCGAATTTAGGCATTATTTTTGATGCTTATCCACATTTCCCTTGTATTTTAATAGTAATTATTATATAATAAGGGAAATAAAATAACTCTGTAAGCAATTAAGCCCACAGAGTCATATACGAATTACGAACCACTTGCAATGGTTTATAATTCTTTCCTACTGAAAGTCACAACCAATCAGTAAGGTATGCTTTAGATTATATCATCATTGTGGATGTGAAATCAAGTATTCTTTATAGGAAAATTTTGGATTAGACAATTAGTAGGACACAGCGGTTTGAGATAACGCTGATGTCCTTTTTATGTTGTATAAAAGGATGTAAGAAAATCAGCGTGGCTAATCCCCATGTGAATGCCGTTAGATGGGGAGCCGTTTGCCTTTGTTTTTTCAAGATTGCTTCCCGCTGATGAGTGGGTACGCGAAACTGTCCTGTGTGGTGTGAGAGCATCATAGGGGGAGGGGTGAAAGCGGTAAATCGCTTACGAACATTTGATAGCAGACCTTAGTTCGTCATAAGCCCGCATGACAATGCTAGAATACGGATACTTCATGAAAAAGAGGTTCTATTCTATACTCCTGCCAAGTTTAGTTGATTATACGCATCTATGTATAGTCCCCTATTCTTGGCAGGAGGAGTTAGAAGCCGTTGCTTAATCCCCTAAGGTTCTATTAGTCCTACTGTTAATAACTACTAAATACGAGAGGTGGACAAGAATGAAAGGTAGCAAGGGAACGCAAATGAGTTCAATAGAAAACGGGAAGATAAATAGGGTTAAGTGTGATTGTAGTAGATGCAAGGAATACTTGAAAACTAATCCTTTGTGCAAGCTAGGACGAGATACGAGCAATAATAAGTATTGCAAATGGTTCTATGCTGTAAAATCAAAAGGTACTAAAATATCTCCACAGAAAACAACCACAAATGTTAAAAATAGCTCAGCTAAACATTGCATAGGTTGCACCAGTAATCAAGCGGGATTTTGCTTACTGCATAAACGATGGGCATTGCATGTTAGAAATACTTGTATAGAGATGAAAGAGAAAACCATCACAAGTCAGAATTAATTTTCTGGCTTATTCTTTTTTACTTGATTATCATGATATCATGGGTTATAATAATTGTAAAGATATTATTTAGCGAGGTGATCTAATGCTTCAATGTCCTATTTGCGATAAAACGGATTGTGATTGCCAAAAGGATGGCAATGTTCATGTTCAATTTATTGTAAAAGAATCACTTAGAAAAAAATTCAGAATTAAATGTTTGCAGAAAGACATCAAGCCCTCTGAATGGCTACGGCAACAAGTAGAGAAAATGGTGGAGGATAGTAATTAAATTTTAAAAGGATGGTGCTGTATAATGATAAACATTGATCAATATAAAAGTGTATGTATTGAATTTAAAGATGAAAAATTAGCAATTGAAACTAGTAACTATGTTATTGAGTTGTTTAGTGAGACTTTGGAAGAATTGCAGGCAGAACGGCAGAAAGTAACTGAATTGCAACAAAAGTTAAATGATTTAAAAAAAGTAAGTACACTCATTTAAATTAACATCAAACCAGAATTAATTTTCTGGTTTATTTTTTTGCAACATTCCAGCCATACCAGCATACTAATAAGATAAATATGAATTGTCTTATTGGAGGTTAATTATGGCAGAGAGAAGAGTAACAATCAGGCTGACCGAATCAGAAAGTAACCATTGTGATAAAGCATCAAAAGGAAATCTCAGCTATTATATTAGAGAGTTAATCCAGCGCGATATGAACGGCACAAGAGTCGTTAGACAGGAAACTAATAGTTACATACCACCTAACCCTATAAATGAGTATATGAGCGAAACTAGGCATGTTGTAGTCGATTCTGATAATATAAAAAACGATATTGCAAAAGATACGATTCGAGATTTGTTTAACTTTTGACCGCTGATGGCGGTTTATTTTTTTGTTAACAAGGATAAAATACAGTTATGTCTAATGATAACACTAACACTAATTATGACACTAACATTAGAGAGGTGTATTTTAATGGCAAAAATAATAACGTTTTCCATACAAAAAGGAGGAAGTAGCAAGACCACAAGCGCAGGAATTACAGCATACCTATTAAGTTTAAATTACAAAGTATTGGCAATTGACCTTGATAGTCAAGCCAATCTGTCAGAGCTGATGTTACAAAAAGATGTCGATGAATTTTACGGTAAAACAATATTTGAAGCATTGCAGAAACAAGATGCTAAAAAGTATATCCAAAAAGTAACGGATAATCTCCATATAATACCGTCTGATGATATCTTAGCGACCTTTTCAAGATGGTTGTATACCAATCATAAGGGTAACAGTTCGCTAGTCTTAAGCAAGACGCTAGAGAGTGTACAGGCTGATTATGATTTTATCATCATTGATACTCCACCAGCTTTAGGAGATATTACGATCAATGCTTTATGTGCTTCTGACGGGGTAGTTGTTATGTTTGAAACTAGCAAGTTTTGTTATTCAGCAATTGGAAGGTTTTTGTCTACTGCCAAAATAGCGCAGCAGAAAGTCAATCCTAAATTACAGATACTTGGGATCCTATGTAGTATGATTGATAACCGCAGAACCGATAATAAACAATGCCTAGAATTAGCTAGAGAGGACTATAAAGGATTTTTATTCGATACTGTGATACAACGTAAGGCTACTACTGGAAGATTGCCTCTGTATGGCTTTATAGACAATCCAGAGTTAAGTCAAGCAATAGAGCAATTTAAACCGTTTTTAGAGGAGCTTTTACTAAGATGCAAAAAGATTTAAAAGATAAATTTAAGTCACATAGAACATTTATTGGCGCTACTGTTACCGATAGTGTTAAAGATAGTACTAACGATAGAGATAACAATAACACTAGTGATATCACTAAACTTATTGAGATGGACAAGCCTAAATATACCGATACCAGGAGTCGGATAACTCCCTATATAAAAAGTGAAGTGTTGCAAGAATTTAAGGAGATATGCGGTAACAGAAAAGGTTTACAAAGTGAAATTATAGAGAGGTTATTAATACAATTTATCGCTGATGTAAAAGAAAAGCGTAAAGTACCAGATTGGGATATCCCAGAGAGAAGATAATTCTCTCTATTTTTATTAGTGATAACACTAGTGATAATTACAGTGTTAAAGATAGTGCTATCTATAGTACTAGTGTTGATTCTATAAATAAAAAAGAACCTACTCATTATTCATTGCCGGCAGGTTCTTCTTCTATTTCTATATTATGCTTTCTTAATAAATCATTATATGCTTCTTCCGCTAAACGTGAAATAGGTATTCTCGAATCTTTAGATAGCTTACGAATTTTTTCCGCTTGCCATATTGGTATTATTGTATTCAAGTATGTTCTATTTTTTAAATCTCCCATTAAATCCACCCTAAATAAATATAACATTTTAGTATAATTTTGTAAGCTAATAATAGCTAACGTTGGCTATTATTAAAATATTTGCAATTTCTTTCATTGTCAAGCAGGAATAAGGACGAAAGTCCCATAATAATAAGACAAAAGGGGGAGTTGTGTTGTGTAACTAATATTTAATAACTTAATTTGTCGGAATATTTCTATATATTTTCCAGATGGATGAGTGTATAATGAGAACAAGCGTTCGATAAAATTCATGGGAAAAGGATGATGTTGTCTTGTGGTTGAAAATGTAGACTATATAATTTTTGATTTTAAAGGATACGTAGCATGGACACCGTTACCAGATGGGAAATTTGCAGTTGACCCTACATATGTAAAACAATTTTTAAAAGAGAAAGAGAGTCGCATTTAGCGGCTCTCTATTTTTGTGTCCATAATTCAACCAATTGATCTAATATTTCTGGTGGCATACCCTTCTTCTTGGCTTTTTCTCCTATTATAAGGAAACGCATACTGTTGCCATCCATGATGAAACTTTCTATATCTTTGGGCATGTTCGGAAATACGTCTTTCGGTAATCTGGAATCGGAGTTGTAAAAATATTCTTGATCAATTTGCAATCCCTTACATAATTTATCTACAGTACTTTTCCTGGGGTTTGTTGTCACTCCATTTTCTATATCTGACAAGCTGGCAGAACTAATACCTACCATATCCTCTACATCACGTAGGGAAAGACTCTTTATCTCCCTTAATTTCTTTAATTTAGTTCCGTCAAACATAATATTACCGCCTTTCTGTATTATATATTATGTTCGGAATAACCTTACTTTATACCTGTTAGGAAAAAACTAAATTTTTTAGGTATATTTTAAATAATGTTAGAATATACTATTGACTTATGCTCGGAAAAACCTTACAATAAATTCATAGGAAATATTTACACAAGGGAATACCTAATATTTGAAAGGAGAAAAGCCATGGAAGAAATTAAACAAGCAATTACTGATGTACGCGGTGATGTGTCATTTAGGCAATTTGCTAGAATTTTAGGAGTATCTGCACCGGTTATTTGTGAAGCTGAAAAATCAGGCAGATTGAGCAAACGGTTAGCTAAAAAGTATGCAGCATTAACGGACAAGCCGTTGGAATTTTTCATTCGGTAATAAATAAAGAGGAAGTGTAAAAATGAGTGAATTAATAACAATCAGTGGTGTTAGAGGTTTTATTGACGAAAATGGAACAGCTCAACTTCATATTGAAGATGTTTCTAGAGGACTTGGTTTTACAGAAACTAGACAAAATGGCGCTGAATACATCAGATGGGGAAGAGTTAATGAATATCTTGCTAGTTTTAATTTCGCCACAAGTGGAGAAAACGAATTTATTCCAGAAAACATCTTCTACCGTCTAGCAATGAAAGCTAAAAACGAAACGGCCGAAAAATTCCAGGCAATTGTAGCTGATGAAATTTTACCTGCAATCCGCAAAACAGGGGTATATTCCACTAATTCCACTCAATCAAAAACAACCGAATTGGAAATAAAAAATAAAAATGCCGAAGCCCGTCTTAAAAACGCACAGACACGGCAAGCTAATTTCTTGTTAGAGAACACTAAAAAATATAGTCATCTGCTTTGTAAAGAAGCAATGTCATTGTTGACAGTAAATGCCTTTGAAATGATCGCAGGTAAAAATACACTACCTAAACCAAAATTAGCAGAGATTAAATATTATACCGCTACAGAAATTGGCGACATGGTAAGTAGATCATCCCAAGCAGTAGGAAAGATTGCTAATGCAAATGGTCTTAAAACTGAACAATATGGGATTATGGTACTAGATAAATCAGCACATAGTAGCAAGCAAATTCCGTCATTTAAATACAATGAAGCTGGCAAGGATAAACTTTTAGAATTGATAAGGCAGGTGTAGCATAATGGAAAAAAAAACAGAGACCCCAATAAAAGTAACATGGTGTAGCATAAAAACAGGTATAGAAACAGATGAACCACCTGAGTGGTTTGCTCAAAAATTGGCTGATTTATTTGCAGGTAAAACGAAGAAACCTTACGCAATTTAACCCCCTGCCATCAAAAAGTGTACAAGCCTAAATAAAAGGAGCGTGTAATCATGGAAAAAATCACAATATTAGCAACCGACAACAATAAGCCTACTGTCATTGCAAGCGTTATTGATGGTCATAGAGGGCCTGTATTAACTATCTCGCCAGTGGGGAATATTTTCGGCAGCACTTATACATGTGGACGTGAAGCAATCATTGGATTAAGGCAAATGTTGAATGAATATTTTTCAGTGAATAAAGAAAATGTCCTGAGTAGACGTATAAGCGAGTTAGAAAAAGAAGTGGCTGAATTGAAAGTGCGAATTTCAACCCAGCCGGAAGTGACTATGGAATTTAAGGGATTAACTTCTGAGGAAATAGAAAAAATAACGCCTAAAGTGAGCCAAGAGTTACGGCAATTACTTGATCAATAAAAACAGTTATTGTAGGAAATGTTATTTTGTTAGTTGGGTTACTTGATGAAATTAATTCAACATCTTTTAAAGCGATGAACTCTAATGGGTTTTCGTGCGGTTCGTTGTTTTTGGAATTAATATCTGACCACTCTTTTAAAGCTCTTTAACTATGATGGTAGAATCGTTATAAAATAGGCACATTTATGTGTGATTATACGTGGAATATGTAAATGTATAAAAATTTATTTTGGTGAATATTTATGCAAAGGAGATTCGTTGTGATGAATAGATTATCCGAAGAAGCGTTGCAGTCTCAAATTTCCATATTGGAAGATAAATTAAATCAATCAAAACAAAAAGCTCTTGATTGTGTAACTAAAGTAAGGCATGGGCTTGGTGCAGGTGGCAATGGTTCTGGAATGTACGCAGAAATATCAGTAGGTAATGTTGTCTTAGATTCTGTAGCAGATGAAATTGAAGAAAGTTTTCAATAATACCAAATATTTTTGTAACAAGGAGGATGAACAATGACATGGACACTATACGAAGGCGATTGTCTTGAAATAATGCCGACATTACCAGACAAGTCGATAAACCTAATTCTTAGTGACTTACCTTATGGTATAACTTCAAGGAATAAATGGGATGTAGTAATACCATTTGATAAATTATGGGAGCAATACGAACGAGTTATAAGGGATAGTGGAGTAATAATATTAACCGCTTCTGGGTTATTTACGGCTGACTTAATGAAGAGCAACAAAAGTATATGGAGATACAATTTAGTGTGGGAAAAGACCACGCCTACTGGATTTCTAAATGCCAATAGAATGCCACTTAGGATACATGAAGATATCCTAGTATTCTATAAATCACTTCCAACATATAACCCTCAAAAAACAACTGGTCATCCAAGGAAAGTTAGTACAGCCAAGCATAAAATTAACTGCAAGGAAACAAGTAATTACAGTAATCACGGATTAACAACTTATGATAGTACGGATAGATTCCCAACATCAGTATTGAAGTTTCCAACCGATAAGCAAAAGAAATCATTGCATCCCACTCAAAAGCCAGTATCGCTATTTGAATATTTGATTAACACCTACACTAATGCAGGTGACACAGTTCTTGATAACTGTGCTGGCTCAGGTACTACGGGCGTAGCGGCTGAAAGATGCGGAAGACATAGTATTATGATTGAAAAAGAACCGCAATACTGTGAAATAATCCGCAATAGAATGAAAGAATCACTTGTCAGCTAACTACTTATCGACTAGCTTCTTGTGATAAATCTTCTTGTTTTTAGTAAGCCAATCTTGCTGTTCGACAATGATTTGTTCTAACAATTCAGGTGCTATATTTTTAGGTAGATTCTTGTCAGTTGTAACCATGTATTCAGCAATATTGTGGTTGCTGGCATGGGTGGTTTGGAAGGTGTAATATTTTTTTAACAGCCGAAAAATGGCAACACTTTACAGTTTAGTTATATGCAATTCATCCCCAAATTATACATAAGGAAGTGAAAATAATGAGTTTACATGAGCAAATTCTAGCAAACAAAAAGCGCATTTTAGAGTTGGAAGATGCATTAGACCTGATATTGAGCCACAAGGACAGTGTGGAGCTGGTTGATGCGTTCCAGTATGGGCTTAAGGTGCTAGGCAATAGGGAGACTTACCATCATCAATAAAACGGCATAAGTTATATGAAAATATTAGGAGGAAATAAAATGTTAAAGAAAACAGATGTGTATGAATTTATCAAGAAGGTTGAACGCAAGGCGATTAATTCAGTGAAAGAAAAGCATGAAATTTTAATAGATCAAGCTATTGAAAGTTACCTAAATAAGCCAGAAAATAAGGATTTTAAAACCGCCATTAAGGAAACTGACGAATATTCCTTAAAATCTTCAAAGGCGCAAAGTGTGATACATAAGCATACAGGGATAACCACGTACTATGTAAGCGAAACCAACATGAAAGAAAGCTTATTTAAAAGCTACAGGAAATCGCCAAGCGATCTAGTTAATCAAGCAAGATCTGAACGTGATTTTCAAGTTGCAAGCGTGGAAAAAGAATACGCAAAAATCATGCGGATATGCCAAAACAAAAAGACAGGAGAACAAGCTAAAACAGCACTAATTGCGCTAGGATTTGACGTTGCTTGGTTGGACAACTTATCTAACCTGCCAGTGGTTGTAAATGAAGCTGAATTTAAGATTGATAAGTCTCTTGTGTTTCCTTGCGGAGAATCAGGAATTTAGGAGGATGACCAGTTGAATAATGAAAACAAAAAACCATGCGCGGAAGATGTCAAAAAGCCAACGGATTGCTTTTTATGTGGCGTGCTGTGGTGTTGTCCTAGCCCAGAAAAAGAAGCTGGGGAATGGCAAAAAGATAGGGGGATAAAGACGTGAACCGCAAGATAATTAAGTCAAACGGCTATGTAATAGGTGGTTACTGTAAGTGGCATAGCTGCATGGAATCGTTTATAAAAGTGGTAATAGGTTTGGGGATTTTAGCAGTATTGACATCACCAATATGGTTATGAAAAAACACACCATTTTGCAGATGGTGCGCTAAGGAAATCAGATTAACGTGATTATACCAAACTTTAGAGTTTAAATCAAATTTTAGGAGCGTGTAAATATGATTGGATATAAAGCATTTAAAAAAGGTCTAGTTTGTAGAGACTTTCAATTTAAAGAAAATGAAACTTTTAAACATAAAGGCAGTATTTCCCCATGTAATTCAGGTTTCCATTTTTGCGAGAATCCGTTAGATGTACTTAATTATTATGATCTATGCGATAGCGAATTTGCACAAGTTGAAGCTGTTGGCGAAATAAAAAAAGATGGTGACAAATCAGTTACTAACAAATTAAAAATCGGCGTTAAGCTGGACTTGCCTGGATTTATTAAAGCATCTATTGATTATGTGTGGGAAAGTTGTACAAAGGAAAATCCTAGTACTGACAATGATAAACGGAATGCCAAACTAGCATCATCCGGGGACTATGCCAAACTAGCATCATCCGGGGACTCTGCCAAACTAGCATCATCCGGGGACTATGCCAAACTAGCATCATCCGGGTACTATGCCAAACTAGCATCATCCGGGGACTATGCCCAACTAGCATCATCCAGGTACTATGCCAAACTAGCATCATCCGGGGACTATGCCAAACTAGCATCATCCGGGGACTATGCCAAACTAGCATCATCCGGGGACTATGCCAAACTAGCAT